TTAACATAATTTTTGGTTAAACACATTATCTAAATTAACTTTTTGTATTCTATTTTTTATTTCGCTAACATCTATAGTATATAGGTTTAATTCTTTCATTCGTTCAAAATAAACTGAACCAGCAAAGGTGTATCGATCTTTTCTTCCTTCTCTTGTTCTGGCCTTCTCATTTGCATAAGTTATTATATCACCAATTGTAATGGAAGATGGTAATATTAAAAGATGCATTCCCATCCCTAATCTTACCGCGTTGTGTCCAGCTAAAGTACCAGTACATATAGCTTCAGTGTGTCCAACAAATAAGCCGCTTTTTTCACCAGCGCAAAATAAATTATCAACTCCCGATACCTTTAAATCATTAGTTCTTGGCGCTACAGATAAATATCTAATTGAATTACCTTTGCTGCCTGCATAAGGATCAACATATTTAGCATTTTCCAAGCCTTTAATTTTTCTTAATTTATGCAATGGATAATATGTTGTCATTAACTTGGCATGTGCTAGGTGGACAAAAGGACAAGCTATCTTTTCCAAAGTCAACCATTTCATAGTCTATTTTTTTTTAGAATTAGCTCCAATGAATGATATATCAACTAGATCTGTATTTGAATCATAAGTAATACTATCAATAAAAATATCTATAAGCTGCTTTTGTTCCTCTCTTGGAAGATCTCTTATGTTTTCACATTTATTTAACATGCTACTAATAAAATCTAAATTTATATTATCTTCTTTAATAGCTTCGATATTATTATTAATTTCTAATAATTCACTTTCTAGAGCTCTATTTTTTGATTTTAGTGATTTGATTTTTTCTTTTAATAAATCTCTCATATCCGAATCAACTTCATCAGATAATTCATCCATTAAATTATCAATTCTCTTTTCATTTGCCTTAATTTCTTTTTCTAAGGATAACTTTTTAGATTCTGAATTAGTTGATTTTAAATTTTGTTTATTTTTACTTTTCAATTCATCCAAGAATGTTTGCTTATTATTTGCGATATTCTCCAATTCGATTAATACGCCTTCTTCGACTTCACGAGCTTTTAAATTTTTAGCATTGCATACTTCACCTTTAGATCTTTTTTTCATGCTACAGATATAGTAATAAAATTGCTCACCAGTTTTTTTTGAAGCAGTACCATGAGAAACCCTCATATTATTTTTACACAAAGCACATTTTAGCTTTCCGGTTAAGAGAGCATTATTTGTTTTCCCAAGGCGAGGAAATGTATCTTTATTTTTATTAAATTGCTCTTGAACTTTAATCCACGTTTCAGCATCAATTACACCTTCAACATTGCTAATAGCAGCAACCCATTCAGACTTATCCTTCATTCTCTTTGTAGGCTTCCCTTTAATAGTGACACTTTCAGTTTTATTATAACTTAGTAAACTATGCACTCCATCAGCTGTCCCATAAACATTCCAACCATCACTTTTCATAAATTCTAAAACTTCAGGAGTTGCTTTAACATAAACAGGGTTTTGAAGAATAACTTTAAGTGAAGTTTTTTCTAATAGTATCCCAGCATTAGATTTTATATTATGCTGAGTAAACCAAATTTCCGTTTTATGAAGAGATCCTTCCCTTAAATAAGTATCGTAAATTAATTGTACTAATTTTAATTCTTCATCATTTTTAACTAATCTAACTAATTTTCTTTCTTGACCTTCATCATCAGTGTAAGTAGAAGTTTCGCTATCATAACCTAAAGGTGTTCGTCCTCCGCTCCACATGCCTTTCTTGGCCATCTGTAACATATTATCTCTTATACGTTCTGCAATAGTTTCACGTTCTAACTGTGCAAATACACTAGCGATGTAAAGCATAGCTCTTCCCATAGGGCTAGTTGTATCAAATTGTTCTCTAATGCTAACAAAGTCACAGTTATTTGTTTGAAGCATATCTAAAGTAGATGAAAAATCACTAACGTTTCTACTTATTCTATCCAATCTATAGCATATTAAAATATTATATTTTTTTATACAATTCATTAATTCTTTAAATTTAGGCCTATTGATATTCCCACCACTAAAACCTTCATCCTCATATATATCAAACTCTAATTTTTCATCTTTGAACTTATTTATAGCATAATCTTTACACATCTGTATTTGATTATCTATACTATCGCTATCTTTTACTATTACAGATTTTCTAGCGTAAATTGCTATTCGCATTTATTATTCTCCTCAGTTGCATATTTTTTTAAAATTGTCACTATTAGATTATTAAAACTTCTATTTTGTTCCTTAGCTATTTGTTCAAGTTCAATCTTCAAATCTTTTTCTAATGTTATTAAAGTTCTTGTATTTTTGTCTGATATTTTACCCATAAAATCACCTCGTTTAAAGTATATCAATGTTTAAAAGACTTTACAAGCTGATAACAACTTGATATAATATAATTAAGAGGTGATTTCATGGAAAAATGGAAAGACATACCTGGTTATTCTGGGTATTATCAAGTATCTAACCTAGGAAGAGTTAAATCTTGTAAAAGAATCATAATAGATTCATTAGGCAGAAAACACACATATAGAGAACGAATATTAAAACCCACTCCAGATGAAGAAGGATATTTAGGTGTAACTTTGTCAATTAACGGTAAATCTTCGTATTCTAGAGTACATAGGTTAGTCGCAGAAATATTTGTACAGAATGCGAATAACTTTTCCCAAATAAACCATATTGATGAAAATAGATCAAACAATAAATCTAATAATTTAGAGTGGTGCAATTCTAAATATAACCTTAATTATGGTAATAGAAGTAAAAATAACTCTAATGCTCGAAAAAATCATCCTAATCTTTCAAAACCAGTATACCAATATAATAAAGATTTAAAATTAATTAAAGAATGGCCATCTCTTTGTGAATGCGGAAGAAATGGATTCACTAGAACATTAATATCAAAAGTATGCTCGGGAAAAAATAAATCTCATAAAGGCTTTATTTGGTCACATAAAAAACTTTAATGTTTGAGAATACCTTGTAATTATGAGGTATTCTTTTTTATATATTGCAATTTTCATTTACATTCAACTCACATTCACATTTTATATAATTATTATCTTTACACTCTATTTTTATTATACACGGCAAAAGTAATCGAGGGCAAATTTCTAACGCATCAGCAAATCTGTATAACATTCTAATAGTAGGAGATTCAATACCGTTTTCTATTTTAGAGATATATCCTTGAGTAAGGTCCATTTTTTTAGCCAGATTTCTTTGGGATATTTTTCTCATTTTTCTATAGTATCTTAATTCAATTATATGGTTTTCCATCTTTTGTTACTCCTTGTCAAGAAGCTACCAATTAAAATATACACTATTGGAATATATAGTTTAATGAATTATTGTTGGGATATATGGAACATTATTTAGATTATTGTATTATTTAGTAAAACGAAACTTGTCCAAATGTCGAAAGTATTCCAGGATGGAATTCAAGTTTGGGTTTATAATAGTTTTGCAAGGATAATCCTTACACTATAGTAAATTATCGAAAAATTTATTGACTATTATCAGAACACACGTTCGGTAAAACTATTGAATATATGAAAAATTTGGTGTAGAATTATATTAAAGTTGAGGGGGAATTAAAATGGAAGAGGTTAAATTATTAGAAGAAAAGTTAAAAGAGAATTTTAATGATTGTGAGATTGTAGAATTAATGAAAAGTATTTCGGAAATAAAAAATAGATTTATTCTTAATAAAGAAAAATAGACAAGGTGAATATTATCCATCTTGTCTATTTTTCTTTTGAGCTAGTGTAATTTTAGCAGCTAAAACTAAATCTGGAATATCATCTTTTGTTAATGTATATCCATCTTTTAATAATTCATCTATCATTTGAAAAGCTAATTCTTTAGCTGGTTCAATTTCAACTGTAATATTTTTATCGTTTGTTCTGCATAAGAGATAGTCGGTAGTAACATTAAAATATGATGCAATTTTCGATATCATTTCTTTATCAGGACTTCTCTTATTGTTTTCCCAATTAGAAACAGTACCTTTATGCACGTTAAGTATTTTAGCAAATTCTTTTTGTTCTAATTTAATTTCATTTCTTAAATCTCTAAGTCTATCGCCTAACGTATTCATTATGACACCTCCTATACTAAAATTATAATATATAATCTTTTCAAAAACCTTTTAAACGTCAAAATGTAGATTATTTTTATATAAAATCTAAAAAAATCTTGAAAAAGTTATTGACAATCTACAAAATGACGACTAATATATAAATATACCAATCAACAAAACGACAACTGAAGGGAGGGGAAATATGAATAAGGTATTGAGATCTCTTAGAGCAAAACATGGAGATACACAACGAGATTTAGCTGAATTTTTAGGAATTACAGTAAATACCTTAAGTTTTAAGGAAAATGGTAAGTATAAGTTTACATTAGAAGAAGCTTACAAAATATCACAAAGATACAGCACACCGTTGGAAGAAATTTTTTTTAAAGATTTGGACGTCATAACGACAACTAAAGTTGTTTAATTTAGTTTGTCCAGTAAATCAAAAATTATTAAGGAAGGAGAGGAAGAGATGGAAAATAAAATTAAAGAACTAGAAAAATTGTGTAAACCAGTAGCAGATTATTTAAAAGAGAATTTAGACCCACATTGTACAGTGGTTATCACAGATAATCATATTAAATTAGTTAGAGATGAAATTGGCATTCCAGTAGGAAGTGATGACTAAGTACTAGTTAGCCACCACTAAGAGATTAAACCCTATGGTAAGGATGTACTTTATCAAATCGAGCTAAAGCAGATCCTAAAGATGGAGAATTAATAAAATCAATGTATTGTGATTCAGATACATTCATGTATGCGTAAACAGAACCATCTTTGAATTTAATATACATTGTGTTGTTTTCCCAACCGACTGCATTCATTCGACTTGATGAAACAGACCTTAAATTCATAAATATCACCTCCTTAGGTGGTATATTCTACAAATATTTACAGAAACCTTTAAAATTAATAAATTCATGGAGGGAATATGAAAGAATCTAAAAATTCTTTTACTCCTGAGAAGAAATTAGAAACTATAGAAAAGATAATAGGTTTAGTTGAAAGAGAATATGAAGAAACAATTAAAGATTTTAGAACAGTTAATTGTACTGGATTACTAATGAGGTGCATTTTATATGATGCTATCAAAGTTGTAAATGAAAGATTTACTGAAAATAAAATTATTGAAAAACCAATTGAAGAAAATTTACCAATGCAAATCAAAAATGGGGGAGAAAAAATGAATAAACAATTAGAAAACAAAATTTCATCAAGAGAAGTTGCTGAAATGATGGAAGTTAAGCACACAAATTTACTAGCTAAAATAGATGCTATTAATGAGGATTTTGAAAACTCAAAAATCAGTTTTCAAAAATATTGGATAGAAAGCACTTATAAAGTTGAAGGAAACAATAAAGATTATAGAGAGTTTTTAATCACCAAAAGAGGTTGTGAATTCCTAGCACATAAGACCACAGGAACTAAAGGTAATTTATTCACAGATAGGTACATGGATAAATTCGCAATGATGGAAAAGGTAATCAACAATAATTTTTCAATAAATGAATTTAAAGTTCAACTTGAAACTCAAATAAACGATTTAGTTGAATCTAAAATAAATGAAATAGAAGATAAATGCTCCAATTATTATAGACCTTCCAGTTTTGAAAAATCAAATATTGCCAGATATATAAAGCAAAGACTTGGTATTTTAAGAGCTGATGAAGAGTATGAAAGCGTTAAGCAAAGAGTATTAATTAAACTTGGTGCTACGAAATGGGAAGATATACCTATTGAAACCCTAAAAGAGTCATTGAATATAATCGATGAATCTATAAGGATTATAAAGTTGGATAGACCTAGTCAAGTGTCTATGTTTGAGTAAAAAAATAAGACACCTAGTTAAGTGTCTTAATAAAAGAGTGATTTTGGGTAATTTTAAAAGTCAAATTCCATATCAGTTGATGGAAAAACTGGTGCTTGTTGATTTTTATTTGCTTCAGAACTAATTGCGGAAAATATTTCGTTGTATTTAGCAACATAGTCACTAGGATTTTGAAAATCACTCATATTAAGAGATTTGTCTAAATACAGCATTGTTAAATCATGAATTTGATTTTTATCCAATATAATCACCTCCCTTCTTTGAAAACTTTAGCAGTTATTTTTAAAGCTTCAATTTGGGAAGATGATAAATGTTTAGCACTTTCTAAAAGCTCTTTAAGATCTGGAGTAAGTGCAATTGGTTCGAGTTCATTATCAGATAAAAATTGAATCAATGATATATTTAAGGCTTTGCATATTGAATCAAGTTTTTCAATGGTTGGATTAGTTTTATTACTTTCAATATAGCTTAAATGTGAAGGAGCAATATTTGAAAGCTCGGCAAGTTTTCTTAAAGAAATGCCAGCAGTTTCTCTTAGAGTTTTAATTTTAGTACCAATATCCATAAGTATAAGCTCCTTTCAAATGTTATATATATAGAACACTTTATATATTTAATAATAATTAAAATTGTAAGAGATTTCAAGAGAATTAAAGAAAAATAAAGATATTTACTTCTAATGTTCTATATTGAGAACAAATACAGGTTTTAAGTGTTCGATATTTAGAATAAAATATAAACAGGAGGTGAGGCAATGGTCGGAGATAAAATAAAACAACAACGGGAAAATCATAATTTATCTCTTAGAAAATTAGCTGTTAAAAGCGATATAAGTCCTAGCTATTTATATTACATTGAAAAGGGAATATCAAAAAATCCATCAATAAATGTACTACAAAAAATTGCTAATGCTTTAGGGGTAGAAGTAACTAGCTTATTAGATACCGCATAATTAGTTTGTACAATCGACAAAATTTTATTTTAAAAAATGGGAGGTAGAAATGGAAAATAAAAAAAATACACCTAAAACACTACGCGATATTGAAGAAATTCTCTACAAACAAGTGGAGTTGCTTGCAGAGAAATCTAAAGAATGTGAACTTGAAGATTTAAGAGAAAATACTAGAACTATTTTAAGTATTTATTCAGAACTTAAAATTATTTAGTAAAGGAGATGAAAATATGGAAGAAAAAATAAAAGAGCTAGAAAATAGAATAGCTGTGCTTGAAGAGCAAGTTCAAGAGCAGCTAATTGAAAAAGAAAAGGCACTGGATTATTTAGCTACTTCTTTTTCGGAGTCAAATCATAATTCTCAATTAACCAAGCATGATAACTCTCAAGTAGATTGATATTAGCCATAAGTGAATTAAATACAGTAGGTTTATTTACTAGGGTAATCATATAAGCTTGAAATTCTAAAGGATCTAAATCCTTATATTCATTTGGATTAGCATTTTTAATTTTTTCTTTAATTTCTTGAGACATTTTATTAAGAGTTTCTGGCATGAATTTTTCTAAACATTGTTGTTTAAAATTCAAAAAGTTATTATCCATAAAAATACACCCCCTTTCAACATAATTTTACCATATGTAAAGGGAGAAGGGAGAAGAATATGGAAAAATCAAAATCCACTGTAACTTATGAAGAAAGAAAAAAAGTTAAAGAAAAGATATTAGAAACAATATCGACAGAGCTTGAAGGTATTGAAATCACAAGTATTTTTATAACAACATTATTAAAAGAAATTGTATCAGATTTAAACAGTAACCAAATTTAAAGCAAATGAATAAAATAGTATGAATTTTTATCGAGGTGAGCAGATTGAAGTTTAAGGTACATTTACCAGAAGACATGACAGAAATATATAAAAAGATGAACCAATTTAAAGCTGAAAAAATCATTAGAGAATGTACACCTCAACAAGTAGAAGCAATTATTAAGTATCTTGAAGAAAAACAAGGCAAGGAGGATATATGAGAGAAGGGTATTTACAACATAATTCACAAGGTAGATATGAGATACCAGGGGTAACTTATTTTACATCAGGAGAGCGAATTGAAATATTTTATGATGATGTTTGGATATCTGGAAGAATAGAATATTCACAAAGAGAAATGGAGTATTATTTCTTAAATGAAGAAGAAGGAATATATGTTTATGATCTTTCAGGAATCAAAGCAAGAGAAGTAAACTAAAAACTTATGATAGCAAGGCAGAAATGCCTTTAAAAAATAGCTTGTCTGCGAAAAATGCTGTAAAAATGTGTTGGTAATAAATGTAAAATAATTCAAAAGGCGATAAGCCTTAAAAAAATGGCTTGTCTGCGAAAAATGTTGCTGAATTACCTCAAATGAAAGTTAGTCTTTGAAAATTAAATATTATAACCAAGGGGGATGGGAGAATGAAAGGATTTATGACTAATTTTAAGGCAAATGAATCTAAAGAAAAAGCTATAAACAAGATTGATGCAGCTATCGAAAAAGCCAGAGCAGAGATGGAAATGAGTATTGCTAAGAATCCAAACCTTACATCAGAAGAAACAGTTAAGTTAAGTCAGAAATTAGATCCGCTTATTGCACATAAACAGAGGATGATGATTTATGGTTGCTCGATGTAAATGCGGATTGATTTGGAACATAAGTATTAAAACCGAAATACCTAGCGAAGGATATGTATGTCCTAAGTGTAGAACCAAAGATAAGAAAATGATGCAATTAAGGAAAGGAGTTATACCTAATGTTCTGCTTAGAAATAGGAAGAAGTTTCAGGCATAAAGGTGAGAATTGGGAAATTAGAAAAATCTATAGAGATTCATTTTTAGCAATTAATGAGTTTTAAATTAATCTAAAGCAATTTCCGATTTTAAGAATAGTCAAATAGGAGGGATATTGATGCAAATTGAAAAAGATGCATTCATCAAAGCATTAGCTGGAAGTATTTTATGTCCTAGTGATATGAAAATTGAGGTTGAAAAGAAAGATAAAGTTTGTGGCTTTTCATTAGATTGTAAAAGATGCTGGAATGAAGCTTTAAATGGAGTAAGTAATTTTGAACTAATAGGAGGTATTGAAGGATGTCGAAAATAAATTTTTTAAGAGTTAGTAATTTTTTAGGAATAGATGAAATGGAACTTGAAGCATCAAAGATTAATATATTCAAAGGTCCAAATGGTAAAGGTAAGACGTCAGTACTTGAAGTTATAGAAAAAACTTTCACTAATAAGAACAGGCGAACAGAAGTAATTAAGCATGGTCAGGATGAAGCTACAATGTTTGTTGAATTAGATGATGGTTTGAGCATTGATAGAAGAGTAAGGAATGAAAAAGGTAATTACATAAAGGTAAGGCAGGATGGAAAAGGTGCGGATAGCACAGAAAAGTTTATAAGTTCGTTGGTTAACGGAAACATATTTAGGCCTTTAGATTGGGTTAACTTAAGTTCTAAAGAGCAAACAAAGTCATTACTTAGTATGTTAGAAATTGGTTGGAGTGAGGAAGATATCGTAAGCTGGTTTGGCGACCTGGTAGACGATATCGACTATTCACAACACATTCTACTCATTCTAAAGAGTATAGAACAAAAATACTATAAAACACGTGAAGAAGTCAATAGGGAAGTTAAGGAACTTAGAGCACGTATAGATAGCATTTATGTTGATTTACCACCAGAATACAACGGTGAAGAATGGAAAGATAAAAATGTTCAAGAGTATTATGCAAAAGTTAAAGAAGCGCAGGATATTAATAAATGGATATCCGAAGCTAAATCACTTCAGGAGAATTTTAATTCTAAAGTTGAAAGTATTAAGGCTAATGCTGAATCAGAAAAAGCTAGGATAACACTTAAATACAAAGGTGAAACAGAAGATATAAACGATATTATTACTCTTTCTAATTCAAAGATAGAAAAAGCAAAAGATTTTATAACAAATTCGGATCATGAACTTGAAATTAAAATACAAGAATTAACCAACTATAATGTTTCAGAAGAAAACATAGCTGCTAAAAATTACAGTGATGCATTAAAAGATCTTGAAGAAGAATTTAAAAGAAAGAAAGAAGAGATAACTAAAACTTACAGTTCTAATGTTGAATTTCTCAAGGAAAGTCTATCAAAAGGTATTGAAGCAGCTAAGAAAGGTTCAGCTTTAAAAATAGAGGAACAAAAAGACTTAATTTCTATAAATGAAAATAAAATTGCAGTTAAACATCAAGAGTTACTTGGATTAGTTGAAAAAGAAGAAACAGAGAAAAAGTCAGTTGATGAAAAAGTTAAATCTGATATTGAAAAAGAAGAAATCAGAATTGGAAAGGCAGCTAAATATTTAGAGGAACATGAGGAAATTGATATAGCTCCACTTCAAGAAGAAGCTAATCATGTTCAAGAAATGGTTTCCTACTTAAGGGATTGGGATAGGATTATTGAAATTAGAGATAACCAATTAGCACCAAAAGAACGTTATTCAGAGGAACTTACAGTAAAAATAGAAAAGGCTAGAACATTGCCAAGTGAATTGCTTAAGACCGCTAAGATGCCGATAGAAGGTATTAGCGTTGACGAGAATGGTAATGTGAGAATCAATGGAACCCTTATTGATGGATTAAGTGATGGTGAAAAGTTAGAACTAGCTATGAGAGTTGCTAAGGCACAATGTGGATCTTTGAAAATTATCTGCATGGATAAGTGGGAGTCACTAGATACATCAGCACAGGAAGTATTATTAAAGGAAATGACAGAGGATGAATATCAATACTTTGTAACAGAGGTTGCAGCTACAGAGAATGGTGAAATAGAAATTGAAAAGATAGGATAGGTGAATTTATATGAATTTAAATTTAACAGGTGAAGGTAAAGTAAAGTTTATAGAAAATACAGATTTATTTTCTACTGCAAAGGTGATTTTTGATACTAGAACAGATAATGAGGAAAGAACTAAGTGGCTAGAAACTAGAACTAACTCAATTGGAGGTTCTGAGATAGGTTCAATCGCTGGGTTTAATAAGTATGGAAGTTCATTAACGGTATTCAATGACAAATTAGGATTAGGCAAGAAGTTTCAAGGTAATATTCATACAATATTCGGCAATAGAATGGAACCACACATAAGGGAATGGATCCAGGAGGATTTTGAAAAAGCTACAAATATTAAGCTAAAGACTTATGAGTATCCTTACATGATGGTAGACAAAGAAATTGAGTATTTCAGTGCCAATATTGATGGTATTGGCATATTAGAAGATAACTATACTTATTGGGAAAATAGGGATACAGGAGAAGTAAAGTATATATCAGCCAATGAGTTATTTGGACTCGAAATTAAAACTGGTTCAGAGTTCTTAAAAAAGATGTGGGCATGTGAAGAAATTCCAGATAGCTACTATTGTCAATGCCAATGGTATATGGGGGTTACAGGATTAAAGTATTTCTTAATAATTTACTTATTGGGTAAAGAGGTGAATTGGAAAGTGATTCCTAGAAATGATGGAGATATAGAAGCTCTAAGAGAAATAGGTAAAGCCTTTTGGAACAATCATATATTAACTAAGATTCCGCCAGCTCCAACAGGAAATGCTAAAGAAACTGAGGATATAAACTATCAACAAAGTTTAGAGGATGATGATGAAGTTAACATATCTGAAAATAAATTATCTAAGTATAACAAAATATCTGACGAAATCAAAACGCTAGAAACTGAAAAAGAAAGAATAAAACAAGAGATTTTCTTAGAAATGGGTAATTCAAAAAAAGGTACAGATGGATTGTTCAATATTAGCAGATTCGAAGTTAAAAGAGATAGTTTTGATACAAAAAGATTTAAAGAATTATACCCAGTAACTTATGAATCGTTTTTAAAAGGTACAACAGAATTTGTAAATTTAAGAATTAGTAAATGTAAATAGAAAGGATGATAATAGATGGCAAATGTTAATGGAGGTTTAGTTGCTAATAATAGTAATCAAGTGGCTAGAAGTCCACAAACAACAGTAAAAAGTATATTAGCAAATGTTGATTATAAGAAAAGATTTGAAGAAATATTAGGTAAGAAAGCGCAAGGCTTTATCAGTTCAGTTATTAATATATCTAATTCAGTAGGCTTAAAAGATTGTGAACCCAAATCAATAGTCAGTGCTGCAGTAGTTGCAGCCACATTAGATTTACCTATTGATCCAAACCTAGGATTTGCCTATATAGTACCTTACAATGACAAAAATAAAGGGAAAATAGCACAATTTCAAATGGGATATAAGGGATTTATTCAATTGGCTCAAAGAAGTGGTCAATATAAGACAATTAATGCAATAGAAGTATATGAACATGAAATAAAAAAAGTAAATAGATTAACAGGCGAAATTGAACTTGAAGATAATCCAGAGCCATCAACTAAGGTAGTAGGATATATAGCATATTTTAGCTTACTCAATGGATTTGAAAAAGCGTTATATATGACTAGAGAACAGTTAGAAGCACATGGTAAGAAATATAGCCAATCATATAAGAGCAATAAAGATTGGGTTGTTAAAGCAAGTCTATGGAATACAGATTTTGATTCAATGGCGACTAAGACAGTAATTAAGTTATTACTAAGTAAATATGGACCGTTAAGTATTGAAATGCAAAAAGCAGTTACCATGGATCAGGCATATGTAAAAGAAGATGTACTTAAATCAAATTCAGATATAGATGGTTCGAGTGCAGAATATATTGATAACTCTGAAAATAATGAAAACATAGTTGATGCTGAGTATCAAGAAACACCTAATAAAGAGCAAAAAGATATATATGACGGTTCACCATTTCAAGAAGAGTAAATTAAATGAGCCCCTAGTCATAGGGGCACACAAAATAATGAGCATATATAAATATCATATTCTTATTATGCTCAAATTTCACAAAAATATTCAACAAAGGAAGTGATATTTTGGCTCAAAGAAGAATGTTTTCGTTGAAAATTATAGATACAGATCTATTCTTGGATATGCCTATGAGTGCAAGGCTATTATATTACGACTTAGCTATGAGGGCGGATGATGATGGATTTGTATCATCACCTAAAAAAATTCAAAGAATGGTTGGCGCATCTGATGATGATTTTAAATTGCTATTAGCCAAACAGTTTATTATACCTTTTGAAAGTGGAGTATGTGTGATCAAACATTGGAGAATACACAATTATATAAGACCAGACAGATATACAGAAACAATTTATAAAGATGAAAAATATCAGTTAACTGAAGAAAATGGTCAATATGATTTAAATGTCATACCAAATGACATACCAATGGTTACACAAATGGATACACAGGTTAGGTTAGGTAAGGATAGTATAGGTAAGGATAATAAGAAAGAAAGTAAGAAAGCAACATCATATGACGATTTAGTTAATTCTTATACTAACTATCAAGAATTAAAAGATACAATTTATGAATTTATAAAAATGCGTAAGTTGATTAAAAAACCTTTGACAGTTAAAGCGTTGCAGCTAATGTTAACAAAACTCACCAATATATCTAAGAATGTTGATGAAGTTAAAATAGCAGTACTAAATCAATCTATAGAGAATAGTTGGCAAAGCATATATGAACTTAAGGGGGAAAAAAATAATGGATCTGCCAGTAAGTTTAACAAGAATTCTAGCACAAGTAAAAAATACAACGTCTCAATCCCAGAATGGACTCCAAGCGAAAGAACCTCAACAGGCGATGAGCCATTTTAAATGTGATTTATGTAAAGATACAGGATATATAATTAAGCACCAAGAACATAGTCAACCTTTAATGACTCCATGTGAATGCTTAGAAGTTGAAAAGGTAAAGCGATTATGGATTAATAGTGGAATTAATACTGATGATTTAGATAAATCTTTTGGAAACTTTGATGAGTGGTCTAATAAGTCAAAGGAAATGAAAAATAAAGCAATTGAATACTATAAAGCATTTAATGTTATAAGAGCAGAAAGAAGAAATTCAATTTTACTTTGTGGAAATCCAGGTTCAGGCAAGACACATATTGCGCTGGCACTTGCAAATAATTTCTTAAAAAAAGATATAAGAGTTGTATATATGCCTTATAGGGATGTAGTTACAAGTCTTAAGCAAAACATGATAGATGAAGAGTATTACAAAAAGACTTTAAGCAAATATCAAACATGCGAGATTCTTTTGCTAGACGATTTATATAAAGGAAAAGTAAATGAAACAGACGTAAACATAATGTTTGAACTGATTAATTATAGATACTTAAATAGATTGCCAATGATAGTTAGTACAGAGTTCACAATTGAAAAATTATTAAGTTTTGATGAAGCAATAGGAAGTAGGATATATGAAATGTCTAAAAACTTTTTGGTAGAAATAGAAGGAATAGAAAATAATTATAGATTAAGGTAGGAGGGAGAAAACATTATGGGGGCAAACATTAACTTAGAAATAGCCAAGCAAGCAGCAGAGATTAAGCAAAATGATATGACCGGAACTTTAACTATAGAAGCTGCAGTACTACAAGCACAAAGAAATTTAAATAAATTACAAGGATTAAGTGGAGTTATAAAAGCTTTGAGAGGTGAAGAAGATGATTGATGTAACAGAACACATGGGGTTAGCTTATACAGAAGCTAAGAGAATATATCCCAAAATAAATTTAAAGTATGAATTTCAAGATGTAGTTCAAGTTGCTTATTTGGCACTAGTAAAAGCGGGCAAAAATTTTGATGAGAGTAAAGATATTAAATTTTCAACATATGCTATTCCATCAATAAGAGGAGCACTATTGAATTTTATATCTCGTGATAAACAGTTCAATGAAAATAAAGGAGTACCTCATAAATATAAATTCTTATCCTATGAAGCTGAATATGATTGCGGAAATTTAGAGGGCAGGATTGGAACAGATAGCTTTGAAGATGTCCTTATTACCAGAACAGCTTTAAGCCAAGTTATAGAAAAACTTGATATAAGAGAAAGACAAGTATTTAATTTATATTTCATAAATGAGCGTACTCAAAAAGAAATAGCGGAAATGATAAATACGACTCAAGTTCAAGTATCAAGAATAAAAAAAAGAATTGCTCAAAAAGTAAAATCAGCCTTTATGGATTATGAGAAGGTGATTGTATGAGTGAAAAGTATTGTAATGAATGTGGTACAAGCTATGGAGTAGAACTGCATCACATAATGTCTAGAAAGCAGCTTAAACCATTAGAAGATTGTAAGCATAATCATGTGAATCTTTGCTATAACCACCATAGAGATCATAAAACAGGGATTCATCATAATAGAAAATTGTATTTAAAGTATAGGTTGATATTTCAGAATTATTTAGAAATGCACCTTTTAAAAGATTATTTAACTAGAGAAGAAATAAAAGCAGTTTTAGAGATAAAAGATAAGCCTTTAGATAGGCTCTTAAAGAGTATAACAATGCATAAGGGTAAATATGCTAGGGAAGATGTAATTATTAAATGTATGGCAGATAAGAAGGTCACAGAGGATGAAATTTTGGAGTTAGAACTTTAATGGATACCTCAAGAAAGATTTTAACAGACAAGCACAGGTGCCACTTTTGCATGAACTATCAGCCACAATATAAAAACAGTATTAAATTATGTCGTGGACATTGCAGAATTACTGGTGCTTATAAGCAGAGAACGGACAAGTGTAAAAAGTATTTTAAAGAAGGATTACAAATTGGATTCTTGGAGGAATGAAAAATGAATTTAGAAGATAAATTAAAAGATTGTATATCAAATGAACTAGAAAAAGGTGTAATTGAAAAAGTAATTGCAGCGAAATTAGAAGAATGTGTTGGAAAAGCTGTTGAGGGATTATTTAGTTATGGTGGAGAGGTAAAAAAGGTAATAGAAGGTAAAGTCAAAGATGTTATGATTCCATACCTTGAAAACTATGATTATAGTCAATATTTATTAAAGTTAGATAATGTTTTGGTTGAAGTATTAAAAAATTCAGCATTAGATAATAAAAAATTACTAGAAAACTTTAAGGAGCTAATGACGAATGAAGAAATACCTAAGTTAATTAAAATGTCAGATATATTTAATGAGTGGAAAAAGTATGCTGCTAAAGAAGTTGATACATCTGAATTAGAAGAAGATTGCGGAGAATATGAATATTTAGAAGTACGTATGTCATGTGAAGATGTTAGTTCATCATGGAGTGATTATGAAAAGTATATGGTTACCTTTGAGTGTGAGCAGGATGAAAAGTTAAATTTTGAGTTCGAAATATCAAGATGGAAAAAATCAAATAAGAAGACTTTTGATTTGCATTATTATGAAAAGCATGACTTAGAATCATTAAGATATTTAAAAAGTTTTGAAATTTATATGATGAAGATAAAACAAGCATTTTGTGACATAGATCTAGATAATGAAAATGATAGTGATGAAGTAGAGGTTGAAGCTAAACCATATGATTAAAGTTTAAATCTTGCAGGACTAGGAGCGTTGGCAGGGATTACAAATTGCTAATGTTAAGGTTACTGCAAATCATGAGGGGAGTTTTCCCCTCGTTAAAAACAAAAAATGAGTATTAGAGGAGAAAGTGAAATATGAAGAAAGATGATGTTGAAGTTATTATAAAGATTGCAAAAAGAGCAGAACAAAAAGGATTACTTAGGTTTGATAGAATATCGCTTATCATGGATTTAGAGTATACACATGAAGAATTTAATTTAAGGCTAAATGATCTATTAAATGCTGACGATGTTAATTTTACTCATGATATATGCGGTATACAAAGTAATTTAAGTAGATCATCAAAGAAGATGGAAAATAACTTTTTACCACGATTTATATAGAGTAGAGGGATATTAGAGATGGATAGACCAAATGATTTGCCTAACCGCTTAGAATGTGCTTATTGTAAAAGAAATAATAAACATGGTGGAGAGTGCCAAGGTAAAAGTATAAATAGGAATGAAGAAGGATGCTTATTTTTTACAATGGATGAAAGGGGTTGTATAAGAAACCAAGATTCAAACATTCCATTTAGTTTGTATAGAGAAATTCCTCCTCTAAATATGTGGAGTGATGGATGGACCCTTTATGGAAATGATACAGAAATAAAAATTAATAAAATATATGGACTAAGTTGGGATGAAAGAAAAGGCTTATTAAAGGTTAAATGTAACTATGATTATTACATTAATGAATTTTCAGAAGGCTATGAAAAGGAAAAGAATAAACCTGATTTAAAAGTTATTAAATAATTTGGAGGGTGAAAAAATATGAAAAATACATTAGGCGATTTAAACAATCACTTATTTGCTCAATTGGAAAGGCTTAATGATGAAGAAATAAAGGGAGAAGTTGGACATACATGTATTAAAGGGATTTACCTAGATGAATTAGATCCTGGCGTTGGCAGAATTGAAGATGAAGTAATGGAAGAATGCAGTATTATGTGCCAATTAGTAAATAGTTTATAGAAAGTGAGGTAGAGCAATGAGCAGAAAAGAAATGTTTGAAATAGATAAATTTATAAACTTAAGTGAATTACCAGAAGATGAAGCAAGAAAAAGAGTTGAAGAAGCTCCAGAAGTTTGTCCTATAACTGGATTGTTAAAAATAGAATCATATTGGTTTGATGAAGGAGTTGTATATGGATATCCAAAACCATATGATGCATATACATTGCCAACTTATGATGAAGAAACACAAGAATTTTCAAGAGTAAAAATTGATATGGATGATGATTTTAGAAGAGAATATGAGACAGTATGTGAATTAGATGATTTAAGAGATAGAGAGGACTTTGAAGAAATTAAAAAGTTCTATGGCATTGGTGCTTTAGATAAGTTAATTGATGAAATAATGCAAAGCTAGTCCTACGCAATACTAAAAGTGGAGGTAAATAAATGAGTAGAGAGATTAAATTTAGAGCGTGGCACAAAAATATTAAAGAAATGTGTATGAATGTGACTACTGATAAACAATCAAGTAAAATGGACTTCTGAAGAGAATGCATTAATGATAGAACTTCATAATAAAGGTTATGACAACTATGCAATAGCGCAGATATTAAATAAAACTCATTTGAGCATAAGCTATAGATTGAAAAAAGCTAATAATTAATCATTGTGAAGATTATGGTCAAGCGATTAACTGGGAATAGTATGGAATCTGTAGAAGTTAAATTGAAAGGGTGAGTAAAATGAATGAAAAATTTGAATATAAATTTACGCTACCATTTAAGGTTGAAAATTGTTTAAATTGTCCTTTTAGGAAGGAACAAATACATTTTGAAAATGTAGACAGCATTGATAAGCTTAGTGGGACATGTGTTATTCATAGAAAAGAATCTTATTGCATGTTACGAGATAAGATGATTTTCAATAATGAAAGAGTAGATAGACATAATAGTGAATGTCCATTAAAAAATAACATTACGATTGCTCGTGATATGTAAAAAGGGTGTAGTGAATGGTTAGAGTAATCAAAGTTCAAGAAACGGATATGATGGGATATTCAGGAGATACAAAATATTTTACATCTTTGAAGAAAGCTAAGAGATATTTTAAAAAGTTATTCAATAGGAATAAAGCTGATTTAGTTAGTGAAAATGAAGGATATGGAGAAAAGCCAGTTTTTTATAGAAATATCAAATCAACAGAAAGGCTAAAAGGTAGAAGATACAAGGAAGCATGTCTGGAATGTTTAACTGAAAATACCTCAGAGAATGGAACGGAATATGATACAGAGATAATAACAATTTCACTAGAGGAAATTAAAATAGAAAGTTAGGTGAAAATCTTGATAACAGCAAAGAGTTATTTTAGTGGAGCTGGAGGAATGGATTTAGGATTAGTACAAGCAGGAATAAACATTCCAGAATCATATGAGATTGATAAAACTTGTTGTGAAACTTTAAGAAATAACTTTTCTCATGAAGTCCATGAGACAGATATAAGTAAGATTACAGTATTAGATCAGCAGGATGCAGATGTTTATGTTGGTACATTTCCATGCACTAGATATTCAGCTATAGCTGATATTCATGGGACTAGAAATGGTGATGATTTATTCTTGCATTTCTTTAGACATGTAGCATTAACAAGGCCTGAAATGTACATTGTTGAGAATGTTCCAGGGATGAAAAAATTTAGAGTAGTCATGGAAGCTCTTACTAAACTTCCTGAATATTATGTTAGAGTTGAATGTCCAGTAAATGCAAACATATGGCTGCCGCAGGAGCGAAAAAGGTTAGTTGTGATAGGTAGTAAAAAGCCTTTTGATGATTTAGAATATCCAGCTACAAAGCCAATAAGGCTAAAAGATATTATTGAAAAAGATGCTGCTATAGATATTCCTGATTATGTCTATAGCAGATTAAACGGAAAGTACAGAGATAAGCCAATAATAAGTGATCCAAACTTAGATGATTTAGCACCAACGTGTGTAGCTCATTATTCAAAGGATTTAAGTACCAGGTTAATTAAAGATGGTAATAATATAAGACCTTATACTCCTAAAGAATGGGCAAGGCTTCAAGGGTTCCCAGATGATTTTAAATTTAGTGGGAATGATAGAGCAATATATAAACAGGTAGGTAATGCAGTTGCAGTACCTATGGGAAAATGGGTTGGTGAACAAATAAAAAAGTATTTCAGTATGTAGAAGGGGCAAAGAGTATGGAGTGCAATAGATGTTCTAAAAAATGTGAATACAATAATACTGATGAAGCACCATGCGACCATTGCAAACATAAAGAAAAGCTGAATTCAAATATATGCAATGAATGTATAGAAGGTGAATGTAAATTTAAAAAAATAAAGGAGCAGTAGTGCAATGAAAGTAGTAGTTGAGAATATTCCACAAGATAAGTTTTGGGATATACAAAATAATATATTAAGGTTGTTAGTGGAAAATGGATTTGAAGAAGTAGAAACTATTCAAATGGAAGATGCATTAAGCACAGAGCTTGTTGGAATTGAATTAGAAATAAAAAAAGTTGAAAGTAAAAAGCAATATATTACTTCATCAAGTGCATGTGGTTAATACGTCATACTAATAATTTGTAAAAAGGGTGAAGTAAAATGAACAGAGAACAATTAGAAAAATATTTAAAAAAGAAAGTAAGGATAAGATTATTTGATGGAGAAGAAATTGAAGGTCGTTTGAGAAAAAGTGGAGAAGATGACTTTAAAAATAATCCCAATTTGTTTATTCCTAAAAATTATTATTTTGTAGTAGATGAAAATTTAAACTGTGTATCTTGTTTGTTTAAAGTATCTCACATACAAAAGATAGATATATAGTTCTCAATACTAAGAGGAACGGTAGTTGTAGAAAGGGTGTGCAGTAAATGTTTAATAAAATAATAAAGATAAAAGTGCCAAAAGAATGCAAGTGCAAAAACTGTGGGAAAATGGCAAAAATAGAATTTGCAAGACTTACTTTAGATTATGTTTTAGTTGCGGAATATATGTGTGGATGCAAGAGAACAATAGTGAGAACTAAATCGATTGATTTTATTTAGCTAATATCAAAAGTAGTTTATAAAAAGTAAGAAGAAAAGGAGAATTAATTTTATGGGAATTGATATGAGTAATTACAAAATGATTTATAAAGAACAAGTATTTAATGTGGTTGGAGTTATTCCAACTATATATGCAGAATCAACGAATGAAATACCTAAAATTCAATTTATAGAGGCTTCATATATCGATGAAAATGGAGAGTTAAGAATTGTTCGTGACGAGGCATGGTGCTTTAAATTCGTAAGACGATAAATTTAAGAAGGTTGGTGAAAATGAATAATAGCATATTAGAAAAGATCGATTTTTATTGCGATATGGTCCAGAAAGGAAAACCTTGTGCATGTGAAGCCATTCAAGATAGATATGTTTCAGAAGCTATTAATAAAATTAATAATTTTAAATTAAGGTCTTATATTGAAGAATTAGCTTTAGGATGGAAAACAATATGGGTTTACAAAGATGAATATATGCTTGAAGTAATAAAAAAGCTACCAGAACAACCAAAAACAATTTTTGATCATTGGATTTTAGGTAAAGCTTTTGGTTATTCTGATGAAGCCATAAGGAATTTTATACAAACTAAGCTCTTGTATAATCAGTTGCATGACACTTAGGACATGGAGGTAAAGTGTCGGAACTTTGGTCTAGATGTACTAATTCACCGCATTTAGTGCATCTATAAGTACCAATACCTGGTTTTTCTCCTGTAGTTGGCATATATATCATCTCCTTTCTTACAACAATAGTTCGATATTGTTTTACCAAAATCCTTTTAAAATATGAAAAAATATCAAAATGTAATATAAATATACAAAAATAAGAATTGGAGGAATAAGAATGGATATAGGATTAATGATTGCTACAGAAAGAATTAATCAGAATTTATCTACAAAAAAATTAGCTGAAGCGGTTGGTTGCAGTCCAAGAGCAATTGAATATTGGGAACAGGGTAAAAGAGGAATAAGTTTTGCTAAATTCGAGAAAGGTATGTTAGGTGAAGAACCAGATTGGGTACAAGAAAAAAGGAAAGCTGATTCATCCAATCCAAGTAAACTCAACCATAATAGAAAGTGGACTAAAGCAGAAGATAATTTGCTTATAGAGAAAACTAAATTATGCAGATATACGTATAAAGATTTAGCAAGAGATTTTAATAGAACTGAAAATGCGATTAAAAGAAGGCTACATGATTTAGCAGTACCGTATAGACCAGTTCCTTTAGATACACATGTTAAATGGACTGATGAAGAAAACAAGAAAATGTTTGAACTTCATGAAAAAGGTTATGACACATATGCTATAGCTCAAGCCTTAAACAAAACTCACTTAAGTATTTCGGATAGATTAAAGAAAGTGGTGATTTAATTGGATGAAATAAAAAGAATACCAACTAAACTGGAGATAAAAGAGTTTCTTATAACTTTTGAGTATGAAACTTGGAAAGGGCATCATAGGAAAATAGACAAAAGAAGAATTAAGCATGTAGATTTAGAATTAGCTAGAAAAGAATTTAAAAGAGTAGCAAATAAATTTAGAACTGCGTTTAATGTACAAATTCTAAACGTGGAAGAAATTAAAGAAAATAAGCAAGAGATTGTTTTATAGAAATAAGTTAACAATCCAATCGATCCTGGTACACCAGGTTGCTTAGTAATTATTAGGTTAGCCACTTAGTAATTATCAAAAAGGCATGAGTAAAGCGTAAAATGCACTCGCTGGGGAGTAAGCTCCGAATAGTATAAATAAGCCAGCAAGGTCACTCGGAGAAACCTAAAACCATTTCCTATTTAACTGAGGCAATTTAGTTGAATAGGTGATTAGGATTGTTAACACGAAGAAGGAAAGATTATCAGCCAATAGTAGATACATCAAAATTAGTAAAAAAATCAATATCAAGATTAATAGAATTTCAGAATAGGGATCCAAACAGGATAACAATAGTAGCATTTAGTGGAGGAAAAGATAGCATAGTAATTTACCTTTTAGCAATATTAAGTGGAATAAAATTCGTTCCAATATATTCACCAACTAGTGCAGATCCGCCTGAGTTGATATGGTTTATTTTAAGGATATTCAATCCATGGGCAAAATCAAATGGTTATCCAGAGGTCATATTTCAAAAGTATAACAAATGGAAAAAGGGCAGTAAAAAAGGCAAATTAAAAACAATGTGGGCGTTATTGAGTAATAGAGCAATACCACCATCAAGGCTTAAGCGTTATTGTTGTTCAGAACTAAAAGAAAGAACAGGAGAAGCTGGAGATACAGTAATAACAGGTGTTAGATGGGAAGAAAGCGAAGATAGAAGCAAACAATCTATGGTTAATTTTTTCAACGGTAAAATAATGGTTAGGATAATTGTAGATTGGAAAGAGACAGATGTATGGAGCTTTATTATAGAAAATAATATTCCATATTGTGAGCTTTACGATCAAGGATGGGATAGGTTAGGATGCATTGGATGCCCTTTAGGAACAAATCAGAAAAAAGAATTAGCTGCTTATCCAAACTTCAAAAGGCTTTATATAAGGTCCTTTAATAATATGGTTAATTACAGAATATCAAAAGGTCTTACAGAAGATAGAGGATGGAGAACAGGAGAAGATATTATGAAATGGTGGGTAGGCGATTGTAAAAAGAAGAGAGAAGAAACAGAAGGTCAATGCTCAATGTTTTAGAAGAAGGTGAGGTAATTGAAAAAGTTAAATATTTTAGAAGGCCAAATTGATTTATTCAATATGCCTATTCAAGAACCTATTATCAAGCCTAAAGAAAAAGTTATAGTTGAGAAACAAGAGATAAAAGAAGATTACTTCCAGAATATAATAAATCTTTATAAAGAAAGCTGTAATAGAATCATAAAAACTGTTTCTGGAGCATTACTTGTTGAATTAGAAGATAAGACAAAGTATTTTAATGGACAAGGCGTGCATGAATTTGATTTAGGTATAGATATAGGATTAATACCGGCAGATGAGATCCTTATCGTTAACCAAGATAAACATTTAAATGAAATACAGCTTAAAAAATTAGAAGAAATTAATCCAAATAAATATATAAAGCGTAAAGGTGATGCAAACATAATAATACCTGGTGATAAAACTACAGTTATAACACCTCGTGGATGGATAATAGAGTGGGATCAGAAACCCTTATATAAAGAAGATGAAGTTGTCTTGAGAACAATAGAAATAAAAGTTCCAGATCAAAATTTAAATGCAGGAGATATCGTTGAATTTGAATATGCAAAAGAAACATATAAAGGGAAAATAGTAAGCATTTATAACAATGGCGAAACTATAAATGTAGTTTGGAATGGCAAACATACGGCCTTTTATTACAAATGTGTAAGAAAGATAGCTTAGGAGGGATAAAGCAATGGAGTATATTAATGAAATTAATATTAATGAAGCTGTAATTCATGTGCTAGATAGCAATGGAGAAGAAGCAATATTAAATGAATACAGTTTGGAATTAGACGAAGATACTTATATGTTTTTATACAAGCATATTGAAAAGTGTTTAAAAGATGAAGAGCTTAGATATGCAAAATTCAATCAAGAAAGAAGTATGGTTAAAGAAGTAACTCAAGATTATCTAAAAGGAATAGATAAAGATCTAATAAATTCATCCAAAGAGTTAGCTAAGCAATTATTCATGATAATGTTAGGCAATGTAAATATTCCAAGTGCTGATTTAATAGTTGCATCAATAACTACAGATCAAGGCCCTATGGTTGCAATACTTAAATTAGATTATGTTAAGAACTTTACTCATGAAGTCCAATTCATAGATAAAAAAGTAGGAGTTGGAATTGTACCACAAGCAGCAGGACTTCCGGGCAGAGGACAAAAAATACAAAAGGCTGCATTCATTAAACCAATTAGAGAAGATGAAAGATACAATTTAATGGTTTTAGATAAGCAAAAAAGTAGTAAGGAAGATGAATATGGAGCCAATTATTTTATAAATACATTTTTAGGTGCAAGCATAGTAACTAATGAAAGAGATATGACTAAAACTTTTGTAAAGGCAGCTGAGAACTGGACCAGAAAAAATATTACGGATGATGCAGTAAAAGCCGAAGAGATTAGAAGTACTATAAAAACTAAGTTAAAAGAAGAAGATACAATAAATATAAATGAATTTTCAGAGATATTGTTTGAAGAAGATCCACAAATGGGAGAAGATTTTTCAAGTTATATAAAACAACAAGGATTAAACGATGAGGTGTTAGTGGACAAGACTTGGGTAGAAAAGAAACTAAAGAGGACAAGGCTTAATATAGATAAGCAGATAGATTTATACATCAATGAAGATGCTTATCATGATTCTAGCAAATTTGAAATAGTACCCAATGGTGATGGATCCATAAACATGATAATAAAGAATGTTATTAATTATATAGAAAAATAACCATATAACTTAAAGGAGTTGAGAAATGAATGAGGTTTCTCAAAACAAACAATAAAAATTGGAAGTTGCTGTGTAAGGGAGAAGTACAAGCCAAGCAATTGGAAATTGATTTCAAGGATGTTGATATAACCATGAAATTTGAAGTGGGACAAAAGATTAAGATTGAAAGAGCCGAGGAAGTTGGCAAGAAAAGGCTTAAGTCAAATAAAATTGGAGAGATTGTTGATGTTACAAAAAGAATCATAGTTCTTCAGTATGAAAATTACAAAGAAAGCTTAAGCGTAGCAGATTTTCAAAAATATAAAATTTACATTAGAAATAACAACAATTGGGTTAGGTTAAAGATTAAATAAAACTAAATATGAGAATTCAATTATGTCACTGTACTAAGATTTCATTCTCATATGACAATCATTTGCTAATAAAAGGAGGAAAACAAATGGATAAGCTAATTGTAAAAGGAATTAAAAACATTGAAGGAATGGAATTTCATGATATTGAAGGTGGATTTGGTGAAGGTAAAAAAGCAATGTTAGCAAAAGAAATTGCGGAAATTCATAACAAACCATTAGGGGATATAAACAGAAGGATTAATGATAATATAAAAAGATTTAAAAAAGGGATTGACATTATTGATTTAGCAGGAACAGATTTCGTTATGGATTTGAAGCATAACGGAATTTATACTCAAAATGCATTGAATGTAAGCAAAAATATTTACCTTTTATCAGAAAGAGGATATTCAAAATTACTCAAGATTTTAGAAGATGACACTGCATGGGAACAATATGAAAAAATAGTTGATGGTTATTTTAATATGAGGTCAGGGATCCCTAAAATGTCTAAAGAATTGCAAGCAATATTTATGTTAGATGAAAAAACTGAAAAAATAGATGAAAGACTTACTGGATTAGAAAACAACATGACAATAGATCATGGTCAAGCGCGCAATATTAAATTAGCAGTAGATTTAAAAGTAAGAAAACTATGTTGTGGAAATGAAAGTGCTGCTTATCAAAACAAGAATCTAAGAAGTAAAGTTTATAGATATATCTGGAGGAGCGTAAAGGATTATTTTAATGTTACAGCCTATCACAATTTATTAAGAAAAGACATTGATAATGTAACTAACTATATAAATAACTTAGGTTTACAAGGGGCTTTATTAAGAGAAGTCCAAGAAACAAATAATCAAATGTGTTTTAAGCAGGAGGCGTAATAATGGTAGTAGTAGAAGGAACAATAAAAGGCAAGGCTCGCCCAAGAGTATTTGGTAAACATGCCATAACTCCAGAAGATACAGTTAACTATGAAAACTGGGTAAAAATTTGCTATCAACAGCAGGACGGAAGATGTATAGATGGTCCTGTCAAAGCAACAATTAATGTTTATCATAAGGTACCTAAGAGTTATACAAAGAAAAGATTAAAAGCTATAAGAGAAGGTCTGGAATATCCTCAAAAGAAACCAGATGCAGATAATATAGCAAAGATAATTTTGGATAGCTTGAACAAAATTGCCTTTACTGATGATAGTCAGGTAGTAGAGCTTATAGTTAATAAATTATGGACTGAAGATAATGAACGTGTGGAGTTTGAATTGCAAGAAGTTTAATTATTCATAAATTAACAGAGTTACAAAGGCGTGGACAATCCAAATTGCAAGTGTCCAACCTTTGGGAATTCAGAATCACATGACCATCACATAAGAAAGAAGGTTAAAAATAAATGAAAATTAATATAGGAGATTATTTAATAGAATCTGATTCAATGCAATTTATAGTAAAGGAAAAGAAGATTGTCCAAGATGGAGAGAATAAGGGCAAAGAATATTGGGTTAATGCAGCGTATTGTTGTAAGTTTGATGAAGCACTTAGATTTATACCGAATGAAGTTTTAAGAGCTAATGATGACATAGATATCATAATGGATAAATTTAAGCAAATACAGGCAGATATTAAGGCTATAGCAAATATGCCAGCAATAGAAATAAAAGCAAGTAATGGAGGTATAACTGATGAATCCACAGGAGCTAATGAATAAATTAGATACATGTATACTTGCTTTATCGCAAGGAAATATAGAGCAAAAAAAATTGGGATTAGAAAAAGCTAAAACTGAAAGAGATTATAGAATTAAATATAACCAAAAGATGCTGCAGTTAAAAATGGACAAGTGCCAGGCAACATTAGTTTCAACTTTAGCTAAAAGTGATCCGGAGGTTTCAGAACTAGCAATGAAAAGAGATATAGCTGAAAGTGCTTATTATACATGTATAAGTGCAACAGAGAACTTAAGACTAGAGATTGAGATAATAAGGACAAAATTGGCTTGGCTAAGAGCTGAGTTAAACAATAGTTAGGAGGATGTTTTATGTACGAAGATATAAAACAAAGGTTAAGGAATTATAAAAAGATATTAGCTAAAAGAAATGAATATGAACTTCAGATAAAAGAATTAGAAGAGGATATTGGAATTACTGAACCACCCCAGGGCGAAGCTACAGGAAAGACTTATAAAATTAGTAGCGTATCAGAAAATCAGGCAATAGAATTAGCAGAAAAGAAATTAAGACTTCAAGAATTAATTAACATAAACCAAAAAGAAATAGACCATATACAAAATGCACTTAGTGGATTAAGAGAATGGGAAAGGCAAGCTATAGAATTAAGATTTGTAGAAGAGCGAAGAATTGAGAGTGTTTGTTATATTATGAATAGGGCAAAAAAAACAATTAATAAATATATAGCGAATGGGTTAAAAGAAATGCATGAAATATTAAAAGATGATATAGCCTAAAAGTATCCGAAAATTACCCCAAAAATGAGAAAAAATGAGGTTTATAATATAAGGTGTAAATAATCCGGCAAAGCGTATACCCAACGCAGTTATTGGATTAAGGTTATGGACAGGCAAGACCGTGTAACCTCTCATAAATTCTCAATGCCCTTTTATAACATAAAAATACCTTGTAGAGTTGAAGCCTTAGGTTTATACCTGAGAGATTAGTAGACGATATGAGGTATTTTATTATGCTTATAAGTCAGTAGAAACAAAAAATATATTATGAAAGGAAGTGGATCCCTCCATGGCCTTAATATATAGTATCTACTGACTTAATTTTCAATTCAATAAAATAGAAAGGAGCAATAAGCAGATGCAAAGTATTTATTCAGTATTCAAATGCAAAAGAAGAAAATGTGATAGAGAAATGATACTTATAACTGAAGAAGTAATAAAAGCAAAAAGTGAAGGTAAATATTTGGCCTGTGTTTATTGTGGCTGTAAGGATCCAAAGAAGATAAAGGAAACTGATAGCATAAAAGATTGCTTTAAAAATGATGAGAAGAAAAGGTGAAAACTACTGTTAGAATTATATAAATAGTTATATAATAGTGAACGAGGTGATACTATGGGATTTATAAAAAGACAACCTAAAAGTAATAGTGGTAAAAAAGCTGCCAACAAGCAATTTAACCTGCATTTATATCTAATGTTTGCTGGGATAATATGCTTAATCTTAGGATTTAAATTTCATCAATTATTTGAGTTAGCAGTATTTTTTGAATTATTTGGTTTATCAGTATTGTTTAAAAATTGGAAAAGAATAAATGAGGAATATGAAAAAGGAAAGAAAAACAAGACACTTACTAAATAGTAGGTGTTATTTTTATATTTAAAATTATTAGAGCTGAAATGAGAAGGTAGGTGGTGACAATGAAGTATGGCTAGAGCTCCAAATGAAAAATTAATTAAAGCTGAAGAATTATTTAAAAAAGGTTACAAGCTAATAGATATATCAAAGGAACTAGATATTCCTGAAGGTACTATTAGAAGTTGGAAGAATAGATATAATTGGGATAATGATAATAATGCAACGTTGCAAAAAAGTGAAAAGAAAAAACGCAACGTTGCAAATAAAGATGCAACTAAAAAGAAAATTAGAAAAGCAGCCATTGCAGATGAAGTTAAAGAAGTATTAGAAAATACTGAACTTAATGACAAGCAAAGGCTTTTTTGTGTTATATATGCTAAAAGAATGAATGCAACTAAAGCATATCAACAAGCATATCATTGTAGTTATGAAACAGCTATGGTTGCAGGGCCAAGGTTGTTAGGAAATGTTAGGATAAAAGAACAGGTGGATTCATTAACTCAACTTCAGTTCAACAAGGAAGCTCTTAAAAGAAGTGTTATTCAAAAATATATAGATATAGCTTTTTCTGACATAACTGACTTTATGAAATTTGGAAAGAAAGATGAGATATGCTATGACAGCTATGGTAAGCCTATCTTAGATGATGAAGGAATGATAAAAACTAAAGAAGTGAGTTATGTAGAATTAAAGGAAAGCAATCAAATTGATGGCACTTTAATTAGTGAAATAAGCGAAGGCAATGTAGGAATAAAAGTTAAACTTTTAGATAAAATGAAGGCCTTAGAATTTTTAACTAAGCATTGTAATTTATTGGCAGATGAAGAGAAGATTAAGATTGAGATTGAAAATAAGAAATTAGAAAATGAAAAACTCAAAGCAGAAATTGCAAAGAATAATGGTTCAGGTAATAATGATATTCCTGATGATGGATTTGTGAATGCACTAGAAGGAACAGCAGCGGAGGATTGGAAAGATGAGCAAGATAGTTAAAGCTATTTTTAAATTTAAACCTTTTTCGCTTAAGCAAAGGAAAGTACTAAACTGGTGGACTAATACAAGTCCAGTAAAAGATAAAGATGGAATAATAGCTGATGGTGCAATAAGAAGTGGTAAAACTGTTTCGATGGCACTTTCTTTTGTTATGTGGGCAATGGAAAACTTTGATGGTTATAATTTTGCTATGTGTGGTAAAACTGTAGGAAGCTTCAGACGTAATGTTTGGTTTGTATTAAAACTAATGCTATTATCCAGAGGATACAGATTTGTAGATCATAAAACAGATAACTATGTTGAAATTACTAGAAATGGTAAACTTAATTATTTTTATATTTTTGGCGGAAGAGATGAAAGTTCTCAAGACCTTATCCAAGGTATTACATTAGCAGGAATATTCTTTGATGAGGTCGCTTTAATGCCTGAAAGCTTTGTTAACCAAGGCACAGGACGTTGTTCTGTTGAAGGTTCTAAATATTGGTTTAACTGTAACCCAGATGGGCCACAACATTGGTTTAAAACTAACTGGATAGATAAAGCAAAAGAAAAGACTATTATTTATCTTCACTTTACTATGGATGATAACTTAAGCTTATCTGAAAAAATTAAAAAGCGTTATAGAAATATGTATACTGGTGTTTTCTTTAAACGCTATATTTTAGGTTTATGGGTAATGGCTAGTGGAGCGATCTTTGACATGTGGAATGAAGAAAATGAAATAAACGAAGAGGATTTGCCAGAAGGATTAAAGTACATAGCTAGGAGATACATTGCTATTGACTATGGAACAACCAATCCTATGGTTTTTCTGGATATTTATGATGATGGAGACACAGCATGGGTAATAAGGGAATATTACTATGACTCTAAAGAAAAGCAAGCTCAGAAAACTGACAAACAGTACGCTGATGATTTACAAGAGTTCATAGAAGATGGTATTCCACCAACAGCAGTTATACTTGACCCAAGTGCAGCAAGTTTTAAAGCAGAACTTAGAGCTAGAGGAATAAGAGTAAAGGATGCTGACAATGAAGTTAGTGATGGAATAAGAATGACATCAACTATGATTTTTAAAAGAAAAATTAAAATGGTTAAGAATAAATGCAAGAGAACTATTAGGGATATAACATCTTATATTTGGGATGCTAAAGCTGCAGAACGTGGTGAAGAAAAACCAGTTAAGATTGCTGACCATGGAGCAGATGCTACAAGATATTTTGTTAAAACAATAATTAGACCGAGAAGGTTAGCAGCATAGAAAGGAGGTAAAATGGTGAAAAAAAGCAAAAGGTATAGAAAGTACACTACAGATTCAAAACCACAAGCGGTAACCAATACAAGTAAATCTAAAAGAACTGCAACAATGGATGCCTTTCAAAATGTTCTAGCAAGATTAGGCGCTGGAACACCAAACCTCCTTGAAGCAACAGATTATCCTATGACTAGGCTTACTCAGAACTTTCAATTATTAAATAGCCTGTATAGATCACATTGGATTATCAGAAAGATAATTGATACATTCCCTGAAGATATGTGTAAGAACTGGATAACCATTAAAACTCAAATGGAACCAAGAGATATTGAAAGATTTAATAAATTACAACGTACTACAAGAGTGAAAAGAGATGTTTTACAAACTCTCAAGTGGGCAAGGCTTTATGGTGGAGCAGGAGCTGTAATTATAATTGAAGGGCATGAGGACATGCTAGATCAGTCATTGGATTATGACACTATAATGCCACAATCTTTCAAAGGGCTTATTCCATGCGATAGATGGACAGGTTTAACACCGGATGCAGAATTGATAACAGATGTGACAAGTCCTGATTTTGGATTACCAAAGTATTATCATTGGGTAACTGATGAGTTTAGCATCAAAGTACATCATAGTAGAGTTTTAAGATTCACAGGAAGAGAAATGCCACCATTAGAAAGATATACAGAACAACAATGGGGAGCTTCAGAAGTTGAAATTGTATTTGATGAATTAAAGAAGAGAGATAATACTAGTTGGAATATTGCACAGCTAGTTTTTTTAGCTAATTTAAAAGTTTTAAAAATGTCTGACTTTGGAGAATTACTTGCAGTTGGTAATGAAGAATCTCAAAAAGACTTATACAATACATTACAAGCTCTAAATTGGCTAATGAATAACATGGGAATGTATATCTTAAATCAAGGAGATGATTTTCAAACACATCAGTATACATTTAGTGGTTTAAACGAAATATATGAATCTTTTATGCTAGATATTGCAGGTGCAGCTGAAATGCCGGTTACTAAAATATTCGGTAGAAGTCCACAGGGAATGAATGCTACTGGTGATGGAGATAAGGACAACTATTATAATACAGTAGAACAAAAGCAAGAAGCGCAATTGACTCCAGCACTTGATAAGTTGCTACCTATAATGTTTATGTCCGAGTTTGGTGCAGTTCCGGATGATTTAGATTATGAATATAATCCTATTGAAACACCAAGCGAAGAAAAGGTTGCAGAAATTATTGATAAGAAAACTACAGCCATTATCAATGTATATAATGCTGGAATAATACCGCAAAAAGTTGCATTAAAGGAATTAAGGCAAATGAGCAGTACAACAAATATGTTCACTAACATTACTGATGAAGATATAGAAAAAGCAGACAATGAAGTTGACATAGGAGATATTCCAGGTGGTGAATTAGATGAACAAGAAGAACATATGGATTCCGAAAATGAGAATAGAGAAGGAATACCAACGCTCGTTAGAACGAGTGATGAAAAAGTTAGAAAAAAAACTTGGTGGTTTAACAAATATAGACGAAATTATAAGAACTATTAAGAAGTTTTCTAATGATCCAGATTTTAAAAGATATGCAAACAAGGAAGCTAGAAAACTTGTAACCAACTTATTTGTTGATGGAGGGAAAACATGGAGAGAAGCAGCAAGAAAAAGTACTCAAGGCAGAATGATATATGAAAGGCTTAAAAGTGAATTACATGGACCTTTAAATGCTGCGCTAAATTTTGAAATTCAGAAAAATGCTGAAATAATAAAGAGTATTCCTTTAAATATATCAAAAGAAGTAACTGAACATATTTTAAATGAATCAATGTCAGGCAGAAGAGCTTCAAATATAGCAGAAGATTTACAAGAAATGATTCCTAAACTGACTAAAAGCAAAGCAAAATTAATTGCTAGAACCGAGACTAGTAAAACAAGTACTGCGCTAACTAAAGCAAGATGTGAAAGTTTAGGCATTAACTGGTACATTTGGAGAACTAGTGAGGATAGAAGAGTAAGAAGTTCTCATTCTCATATGGAAGGTGTCTTAGTATGTTGGAATAATCCACCTAGTCCAGAAGCACTAACAAATGAAAAGAATGTTGGTTTTTATCATGCGGGAGACATTTACAATTGCAGATGTTATCCTCAACCTGTTATTAAATTAGATTATATTAAATGGCCTCAAAAAGTTTATTATAATGGACAGATTATTACTATGACTAGAAAACAGTTTGAATCAATTATGTAAGAGGTAGATAGATATGTTTAACAAATTAAAAGCTAAAGCGATATATAATTATTTAGTGAATAATAGGTACCGCAAAAGAGCAATGAAATTTAATAGAAATAGGTTTAGATAGTCTTAGAAATAAGGCTTTTAATTTTGCTTAAAATTCCTTGAAGGGAGGTGAAAACAAACATGAAAGCATTTTATGGTTCGAGAATAAGTGAGAACATGACAGTAACTCCAGATGGCTTTTTGGTGTGTCATAACGTACCTATAGCTAGAACAGGATGGTATGATTATTTACCACAGGAGATTGGTACTGAAGGTGATGGAATAGTAAAAGTGTATAGAAGTCCAGAAGAGGTTTTTAGTAAACAAGCTATGGCATCATTTGAAGGTAAACCAACAACTGATGAACATCCACCGGACTTGCTTACACCTGATAATTCAACGTTTTATACTAAAGGTGCAGTTCAAAATGTAAGGCAAAGTCCAACTGAACAGGACTTATTATTAGCAGATTTAATTATTTATAATTCTACCTTAATAGATGAAATAATGAACAAAGGAAAAAGAGAGGTTAGCTGTGGATATGAATGTAACTATGTTAACAATGGAGATGGAACATATAGTCAAGTGCAAATATGCGGTAATCATGTAGCTGTTGTAGAAGCAGGAAGAGCAGGAGACCGTGTTGCAATAAAAGATTCTAAAAATCAAAACATTGAAGGAGGAAAAAAGAAAATGAAAATACCAAAACAACAACGTGGACCAGTAACAAATTTTTTTGCTGCATTAGGAATTAAACATTTTGCAAAAGATGCAGAGCCAGAAGAAATTTCAGAAGCTTTAGATGCATTGGCAGAAGAAAGAAAAGATGATGAGGGTGAAGAAATCGAAAAGAAATGCAAGCCTGAAACATCAGCCAATGATGAAAGTGTAAATCCAGAAGTAGCAGATTTGTCTCAAAAGGTAGATAAATTAACTGAGTTAGTTACGCAGTTAGTAACTAGTAAAGCTAATGATGAAGAGAAGAAACCAGAAGATGCTATTGATGAACTTATTGGAGAACTTTCAAAAGGTGAAAAGAGCACAGGTGATGAAGAGGAATCTGTAACAGTTCCAGTTGATGAAATGGATGAAGATATTCCAGACGGAGTTGTAACTGATCCAGAGGATAGACCAGAAAATCCAATTTCAAATACTGATAGTGCTGCTATGATAAGAGCATTAAAAGCAATGAAACCAGTTATTGCAGCTATAAAGGATCCAAGCGAAAGAAAGAAGGCTTGTGATAGCTTAATGGCAGAATTTAAGAAATCTAAGAAAACTACATCTAAAGATAATGGATATCAAAAAATACTAAATGCACAAAGAAAAAATTCTCAAACTAAAGCTCAAAAAGCATCAGATTCAAAAGAAAAACAATTTGATGATATACAAAATAGTTATGCTAAAAAGAATTCGCATTATAAGGGGGAAAAGTAATATGCCAGGAAGTGCAATAGGAATTGAATTAAATTTAGGTTATCCAGGTTCAGTATCAAGATCAATTGATACAATAATTACTCCAAGGCCGGTAAAAAGCGTTGTAACTGAAGGAAATGAAACACAACCAAGTATTTTATTTGGTGAACCAGTTATATTAAATACAGACAATACTTATTCAAGATTTGGAGCGTCAGGAACAGCAGCTACATTTGCAGGTATTGCAGTAAGAGAAGTTAAACAAGCAACAGATTATTATGCAGGCTGTGGTTCATACCTTCCAGGAGAAATTATGGATGTAATTGAAAGAGGAAGTGTTACGGTTAAATGTAATGCAGGTACTCCAACTTCAGGAGGAAAAGTTTATGTAAGAACAGCAGTAAATACTTCAATACCAACTGGAGTTGTAGGACAGTTTGAAGCGGAAGCAGATGGTACAAATACAGTAGAAATCACAAATGCAAGATGGAAAACTGGTAAGAAAGACAGTAATAACGTTGCTGAATTAACAATACTTACTAGAGTAAATCCTTAGAAGGAGGGAATATTAAATGTTAGTAAATAATGGACAAACATATGGAGTTAATGGAATTGTAGCAGACCCACGTATAGCGATGGATTCAGCTGCTCTTGGTAGTGGAATGGCTTTCTTAGTAGGAGAATTAGAAAAGAAAGACACCAAGCTTAATGAACCGCTTGCATCAGTAACATTTGCAAGAGATATGCCAATTGATGTAGGTGGAGGATGGGTTGAAACTACTTCTAACCTATTTGTAGACTATGCTACGACTGGTGGAAATGGAAGTGGATTAATTAGAGGACAATCGAATGATATTCCAGTAATCCAGGGTAATACAAGCAAAGATTTATTCAAGGTATTTGGATGGAGTAATATCTTAAAAGTTCCATTTATAGATCAACAAAGAATGCAAGGCATAGGTAGATCTTTAGATAGTATTTTAGATAATGGAATAAAATTAAACTATAACAAATCGCTTGATTATATGTGCTATAAAGGTGTTCCAGAAGAAAAAGTTTATGGATTAGTAAATAATCCTAACATTGCAACTTCAACAGTTGCAAAAAATGCTGCTGGTACATCTACCAAATGGGCTGATAAAACACCAGATGAAATATTAATGGATATTAATACTTTACTAACTGATACATGGACAAATTCAGAGTATGATAATAGTGGTATGGCAAATCATATTCTTGTACCACCACAAAATTATACTTTACTTGTCACTAGAAAAGTAAGTGAAGCGGGTAATGTATCCATATTAAACTATTTACTTGAGAATAATATTGGTAAAAATCAAGGCGTTGATTTAGATATCCAACCAAGCAGGTGGTGCACAGGTGCTGGATTAAATGATTCTAATAGAATGGTTGCTTATGTTAATGATAAAAGTAAAATAAAAATGGATATTCCGGTACCATTAATGAGAGCAATGACACAACAAAGTGTTGAGAATATGGCATATCTTACAGGGTATGTTGCAAACATAGGACAAGTTAAGCACTTATACTATCAATGCTGTGAATATGCTGATGGTATTTAAAAAATAATATTTAATTTAATATGAGGCAATAAACAGGTTTTAGTTATTACTAAGGCTTTTTTATTGCCTAATTTTAGGAGGTAAAGAAATGTTAGTATATTCGACTAAAACTGTAAAATGCAAAGGTGATTCAGAAAATGTAGTTATATCATGCTATCAATCTAAAGAAGTACCAGATTGGGTTGCTAAAACAGAAGATTTTAAAGCAGCGATAAATGATGGTTGTATGAGTATTTTAAAAAATAGAAAACAAAAAAGTGCAGCAGAAAATGGAGACTTGGACAAGTAGGTGATCAAGCATGTTAGGAGTAATAGCTGATGCTAGTAATTTAAAAACAGGTACTAATCCAACATTCACATTAGATGATTTTTATTTAATATATCCTCAATTTGGAGATTCAAATGGGAAATATGTTGTGCCACAGGAAATCTCTCAAGTTTTTTTAGATTTAGCTCACGCAAGTATTAAAGAAACTAGATGGCATAAATCTTGGCGAATAGCTATGGGATGGTTTATGGCACATTTTTTGACTATTTATTTGCAAGGGATAGCAGATCCTGATAGTGGTGCAGCAGTAGTGCTAAAAGCTGGTCAAGCTCAAGGACTTCAAACTTCGGTTAGTGTAGGAGATGTATCCGTAAGTACCGATTATACTACCATAGCTAATAGTATAAATGGTTGGGCAGCATGGAAGCTAACATCATATGGTACCCAATTAGCTAATATTGGGAAATTACTTGGTAAAGGTGGCATGTATGTTTATTAAAAGAGGGTGAACTTATGCTAAAGGGTTTTACAGATGTAACAATAACTAAAGATTTAACTGAAAATATAATAAAATCTCTCAATGATTTATCTAAAAAGACTGTGTGTATAGGCATTCCAGATAGCACAGAACATGAAAATAGTGAATTATCAAATGCACAAATACTTTATCTTAATACGAATGGTGTAAGAGATAAGGACATGATCAAAGAAATGCAACATGATTTAAAAGATATGCCTTATAGTAAAGCACATGAATTATATGTACATGAACATGGTTCGCCATTATGGAAAATACCACCTAGACCAATCTTACAACCTGCCATGGATAATAAACAGAATCAAGAGCAAATGGCCGAATTAATGAAAGATGCTGTCAATGTAGCTTTAGAAGGTGGTAATATTTCTCCTGCTTTAGAAGAGGTGGGAATGCAAGGCCAGAATGTAGCTAGAGAGTGGTTTACTAATCCAGAGAATGATTGGGCTGAAAATGCTAAAAGCACAATAAAAGCTAAAGGCAGTGATAGACCCTTGATTGACACAGGTGAATTAAGAAAATCTATAACATATATAATAAAGGATGGTGATATTTAATGATTGATGTATCATCCGTTATATTAGATCCAAGTTTTGCACAAACATTCACTGTTTATAGAATAAGTGGTGATTGGGTAGGTGCAAGGTTTGTAAATAATGAACCAGAAGTAATAAATATGGTAGGAACAATAAGTATAGCAAACGCAAAACAAATCGAATTCATCCCTGAAGGTGATAGAATTGGTGGAGAAATTGCAATCCATACAACGGAGCCTTTATATTGTTCAAGAAATATAAATGATGATAGTGGAGATGAAGAATCATATATTGCTGATGAATTAGAGTGGCATGGTGAGAGATATAAAGTATATCAGGTCAATGAATACAGCGATTATGGTTATTATTTCGCTATTGGGCAAAGAAAGAAAACAGATTAATGTCAGACCAAATACTAATCTTAAAAGAGTTAGAAGATTTTTTTGCAAGCATTACTTATATGATACTAGGTTTAGATCCTACATTAAAAGAAAATAAAGGAAAAGTAAGGTTGGCTTGGCCTAAAGATGGTGCGCCTTCGTGGAAAATTGATGATGATATATGTTTTTTACGAATAACTCCAATTGATGATAGACAAGCTAGACAATTAAATATTATTTATAGTCCAGATGAAGAAGATAAGGATTATTTGAAAAAGAAAACAGGCTATACAAGAGTGCATAAAATAGATTGGACTTTTTACGGTCCTAACTCTTATGACAATGCTGACTTAATTAGATATTCGATATTAGAACCTCATTTATATAAGGAAACTTTTAAAGAAAAGAATCTTTTTATAATAACTGATGTTCCAATGCCTACACGTTTACCAGAATTATACAATGGTCAATGGTGGGAAAGGACTGATTTTTCAGCAACTTTTAATGAGGCAGTTATAAGAGAAACTAAGATACCATATATCAAGAGCGCAAGCTTTGAACTAATAAAAGATAAATAGGAGGAATTTTTATGAGTACTTTACCATTAAATGATGTTGTGGATGTATCGGTTAGCGTTGGTCCAGTTACCCAAGTTAGAAGTAATTTTAATTTAGGGTTAATTGTTGGTAAATCTACTATTATAACTATAAATGAAAGAGTTAAGACATATACTAAAATCGGTGATTTAACCGCTGACGGATGGACAGGCACAGAACCGGAATATTTGGCAGCGCAAATGTACTTTTCGCAATCTCCAAAGCCTAGCAAAGTGGCCATAGGTAGATGGGACGGGACTGATGAAACTGCAGTGCAAGCGGTAACAGCGTGTAGGGAAGCAAACTCAGAATGGTATGCATGTACAGTTTGCCAAGCTGAGAAAGCAGATATTGTAGCAGTTGCAACATATATAGATTCTTGCACGCCAGAAAGCACATATTTTGCAACAACAGGTGATAGTGATGTGTTAGCTGGCACAGCAGGGAATCTGCTAGAAACATTAAAGAAAAATGGGGTTCACAGAACATTAGTACAGTATTCAACTACAGAAGATGCAGTAGTAGCAATTATGGCTTATGCTATGGCAGCAAATACCCAAACAAGCGGTTCTGCATATACATTGAAATTTAAAAGTGAGGTAGGAGTTCAAGCGGAAAATTTAACATCAACTCAAGTTACTATTATAAAGAACAATAACGGTAATGTTTATATAAACAGGGGTTCAGTTTATAATTTGTTTGAGGATGGAATTACATGCGATGGGACTCATTACGACGAAATAATAAATTTAGATGTATTAACTAATAATCTTCAAGCGGCAACAATTAATTCGCTTATCGAAAGTTCTAAAATAGCACAAACAGATGATGGAATGGATTTATTATTAAATGCTTTAACTACTCCACTCGAAAAAGCTAGAACTATTGGTTTTATAAAAGAGGGTATTTGGAGCTCGGCTAGCATTTTAACAGTTAGCACAGGTGATATGTTAACAAGAGGGTATAAAATATTAGCTGATAGTATTGCGTCCCAAACACAAGCGGATAGAGAAGCAAGAAAAGCACCACCAATTTATATACTTGTTAAATTATCTGGCGCAATTGAAGATGTATCAATCAAATTATATGTAAATAGATAGGAGGAGAATAATGGGAACATCATATACAACTTATAGTTTTTCAGATGTAACAGGTTCGTTTTCGCATCCAAATGTTGGTTCTAAATCAACTACTGGTGCGGGGTTGGGCAGTATTACAACCTCACAATCGACAACTAAAACTGCTCATGAGGTTTCAGCCGATGGTAGGGTTATGATTTCAAAGATTGCAGGGGAGAATGGGACAGTGGCAATTACAATGCAACAAACTTCAGAACTCCATCAATGGTTTTTAAGTTGGTATAACTATATTAACGGTTCAAGTGCATCAACAGATGATTGGGCAGCAATGTCATTAACAATCAAAAATAATAATTTAGGAGAAATAACCACTTGCACAGGGGTTTCCCCGGAAAAACTTGCAGATAGACCATATCAAGCGCAAGGACAAAACGTTACTTGGAACTTGATGGCAGCAGAAATAACTACTGAAGGAAATACAAGCTCTAATTAAGGAGGGATTAATTTATGGATATTCCAGAAAACTATAAAGATATAGAAATCAATGGTAGAAAATTTAGATTAAATAAAATGGATGCAAAAACAGGATCCTTTATGTTATTTAAATTAATGAAGATTTTAACACCTATGGTTAAGAATATAAAGACAGATGAAAAAGAAGTAGATTTAGCTAATTTAAATCTAACAGAAATTGCTGAATCTTTATTTGATTTAGAAGAAAAAGAGTTTAGATATATTCAAGATAACGCTTTGCAGGTAGTTCAAGAATTGTTAGGAGCTGGGCCAACGAAAGTTTTAAATCAATTTGGAGAATTTGAAGCAAATAATATTGAATTTGATACAGGATTAGTAATGAACCTTACAGTTCAAAGCTTATATTTCAATATCAAGGGTTTTTTCAAAGGAAGCCCCTTGGAATCGATGTTGAAGGGGCTGAATATATCCCAGTTGAATTTAAAAATGTAGATGCATTTTTATATGCTCCAGTGATAGCTAAAATGTGGAAACAACATGAGGTTTGGGATGGCACTTATACGCTAGATGATTTACTAGATGCTCATGAAATACTGGCGGTAACACATGAAAATGAGAAACGAGCATATGAAGCCAGCAAAAAGGAGGTGTAATTCTTGGCGATAGATTTAATAAAGGAATATTTAGTCGGGATTGGATTTCAAATAGATGAAAATTCTTTTAATCAAACTAAAAGTTCAATGGATGATGCCGACAAAACAATAACTAAATTTAATAAAAATAGTCAAGAAGGTTTTTCAAATACAAATGATGTATTGAAAGATCTTTTTAGTTTATTACAAACATCCAGCGGAACAATAGGTAAGTTATTTCCAGAATTACAAGGACCTTTTAAGGGGTTAATAGGAAATTTAAACCTAATAAAAAAGCTATATAGTGATTTAACTAATACCAAAGAACCGCAAAAGCCAAATATAAAAAACGAGAAACCGAAACCAAATTCAAAAACAGATTTTAAAGCAAAGTCACAGCAAGAAAGTCATTTTACACCAGCAAATACAACTGTGACCAATAAAAATCCAATAAGTAAATCATTACAAGTAATGCCCCAAAATAAAGAATTAGCAGATTCATCAAAGAACTTAGTTGATGTAGTACTTGATGCTAAAGATGCAGCAAAAGGATTAGCGGAAGAGGGCGGGAATGCTTTTAAATTATTTTCAGCCGGAGCGTTGGGACCCATTGCGGCAGTTGTGGCTGGTGTAGCAGCAGTAACATTAGCGGTAAGAGGTCTAGCTAAATTTTTGAATGGATTGGCGAATCAAGATATAGAATATGAAAAATTATCAAGACAATTATGGACGACAAAAGAAAATGCCAAAGAAGTGGACATGGCACTAAAAACACTTGGCGTCTCTATGCAAGATTTGTGGTTGAGTCCGACACTACTAAAACAGTTCAATCAGTTAAGGCAAGATTCAAAAGCTTTAAAACTTCCTAAAGAATACACTGATAATTTAAAAGTGGTACAAGGTATAGGATTAGAATTTTCAAGACTCAGGCAACTTGGCCAATTAGCTTTCCAATGGATAGGTAATTATATTCTTAAATATGCAGCTGGGCCACTCAAAGATATAAAAGCAGCATTACACGATTTTAATGATAGTTTAATTAAGAATATAAAGCCCATTGCAGCTGTAATAGGTACTAGCATTGGATTACTTATTAAAATTATTGCCGTCATAATAAAAGTAGGAACAATTTTCTTTAAAGTATTATTTCCTATTGTAGATTTAATAAAACTAATAGGAAGCGCATTTGAAAAATTACCGGAATCAACTAAAAAGAGTATAAAAGATATAATATCAATACTTATTATACTAACTAATCCTTTATTGTTAATTATAGGGTTGATAGATGATCTAATGACATATTTTAAAGGCGGTAAATCATTAACAGGTACGTTTATCGATAAGTTTAATAAAGAGCTTGATGGCTCAGGTAAGAAAATTAAAAGTGTAATTGATTATTTTAAAAATCTAAAGAAAGAAATATTGAATAGCGACTTTGTAAAATGGATTGAAAGTGTTGGAAATAGTTTAGGGAAAAAAATTAAAGATATTAAGAATGGTGATTTTAAAGATTTACTTGGAGATATAAGCATAAAGGTGAAAGATTTCTCGAATCCAAATATGAATAAGGTTGTATCGAACTATGCAACATCAAATACAAGTAATACTAGCAATACAACAACTACAACCCAGAACTCCCATAATACAGTAACAAATGAGAATAAGGTTTATGTTTATGGTACAGATTCAAATTCTACAGGCAAGGCAGTAAAAAACAATTTAACAGGAATTACAGTTAGAAATCTACAGGGAGGGTATTAATGTGGCACAAGAAGTTGTTAAAACTTATTTAGAGACAAGTCAAGGAAATTATATGTTTGATGCCTACTTTAACATAACACATAACAGCGAATTAGAAGTCACTGAACATCCTGTACAAACTAGTGCCAATGTTTCAGACCATGCATTTATGCAGCCGCTAGAACTTACATTTGAAGTGGGTATGTCTGATGTAATGTCAGATGTTACGAATAGTAATTATGAGAGTTTTTCTAGCGATACAACAAGATCTATAAATGCTTATAAAAAGCTTAGAGAATTACAATCAAATAGAATTCCAATTAATGTAGTAACTAAGTTATGGATTTACAATAATATGATGATAAAAACCCTTTCAGCAGTTGACTCAAATACAACAGCATATGGATTAAGAGCCACAGTAACATTAAAAGAAATACTAGTGGCAACTGTTACAACTGTTAAGATATCAGAGAGGCCACAAAAAAGCGAAGAAACAAATGAAGGCGACCAAAAAGTACAGAAAGTTGACGAGAGTTTATTATCCGAAGCATTTAATTAAAGGAGGACTTAAAATGTACGTATTACCATTAACAACAAGTCCAAACCAAACATTCACAAGCACAATTCCGATTGATGGGAATAAGATAAAATTTAATTTCTTCCTTAGATATAACACAGAGGCAGGATATTGGGTGTTAGATATTTCAGATTCAAGTAATACAAGCCTTTTAGCATCAGTTAATTTAGTTTGCGGCCTTAATTTATTAGAACAATATAGTTACCTTAAGATAGGTTCCGCTTATTTAGTTAAAACTGACAATTCCCTTATGGATGATTCGCCTAATGAATATAATCTAGGAACTTCATTTGTTCTTTTGTGGGGTGATACTAAATGAGTACAAAAGAACAACAGGATTTTATAAATAAAATTGTAAAAGGTGCTCAAAAAGGTTATGAAAAATATGGAGTGTTTGCAAGTGTCACAATTGCTCAGGCATGTTTAGAATCTACATGGGGAACATCTCCTTTAGCTAGAAGAGATAATAATTTATTTGGGATTAAATATGGTGGGAACCACGACCCTTCTTTAACTATAACACAAGGATCTCAACCTACTGATGGGACAGGAGGATATTATGCTCATTATGAATCGTGGGATGATTCAGTTCAAGATCATGGATATTTCTTAAAAAACAATTCTCGGTATACAGATGCTGGCGCATTTAATGCAACAACGCCCGAAGCGCAAATAACTTCGATTGAAAATGCTGGATATGCAGTAAATGCTGATGGATCTCTAAACGAGCAATATGTACCAGATATAATGGCAACTATAAATGCTAATAATTTAATTCAATATGATACTGGCACATATACAGGTGGAGATAGTGCAAATAGTAACTCGGACACAATAACAGTAGAAGCTACAAATTATCAAGTAGTTGCTAATAGTGAAAAAACTGGTGATGTATTTTTTGGAAGAAGGTATAGAATAACTGTATCTGACGATAATGGGAATGCCTTAGATGTTTCAGATTTGCATTGTACATTTAACATAGTAAAAACTATACAAATGGAACCTAACTCAAGTGAAATAACTATTTATAATCTAAATGTACAAACAGAAAATGCAATTATGATGACAGGAAAAAGGGTAACAGTAGAAGCAGGATACGAAGGGACTCAATTTGGTTTAATATTTGATGGAGATATACTTCAAACTATCAGGGAAAGAGAGGACGGTACTACCTGCAGTTTAACAATTATAGCATTAGATTCAGATAGGGCAATTAATTTTGAAATAGTTAATTTTTCTATAGCGAGAGGGCAAACCGCAAGAAGTATAATTGATCATATAGCTAATAAAGCAAGTAATCCAATCCCTTTAGGAAGTATTTCAGATAAGCTTAAGGGCCAAACTTTTACAAGAGGAAAAGTCGTATTTGGAAAAGCTAGTGATTATATAAGACAAATAGCTAAAAGCTATGATCTTCATTGTTATATGGATGATGGAACATTAAATTTAATAAGTATGGATGAACTTCCAGAGGGAGAAATATTTGAATTAAGCCCTACAAGTGGTTTGATTGGGACACCAACTCAAACAGATTACGGAATAAGTGGACAATGTTTATTAAATCCCCAAATTAAATTAAATAGCCTTATTCATATAGATAATAGCTTAGTAAGGGCGAAAAGAGTAGATGTTACTGGTTCTAATTCAATGCCAGCTACAACCTCAACAAATGATTCTAATATACCAAGTGTAAATAATGTCAGAAGTTCAATTTTGAAAGAAGCGAAAAAGTTAGCCGATGATCCTAATGTGCATTATAGTGAAAAATTGAGAGGACAAACAGTTGATGGCATAACTTATTATGATTGTTCCGCATTTACACAACATTGTTATTCAGTGGCAGGATTAGAAATAAACCCAACAAGCGAAACACAATATGCGCAATGTCAAGCAAAAGGTTTAACAAATATAAGTTTAGATGCAGCAATTCCAGGAGATTTAGTTTTTTGGTTTCATGGGGATGATGCTTATCATGTGGCAATTTATGCTGGAAATAATTCAATATACGCAGCGAGCACAGACCAAAAACCAGCAGATGACCAAGTATTATATGAATCGTTATATGGACAATATGTAATATGTAGACCAGAATCACTAATAAAGGCTGATGGAGGAGAATTGCCAAGTGCAAATAATAATACGGATAATTCAGGAGATACATCACAATCTTTGTTTAGATCACTTGATAAGGATGGTATCTACAGGGTTATAAAAATAACTTACGAAGGAGACACAAGAGGTAATGACTGGTATGTAAATTTTGAGACTATAGATCAATTGGGTGGAGCTATAGCAGCAGTATCAAATTAAAGTAGGTGGAATATGAGTAGAAATATAAATGAAATAATTGGTTCCGAAAATGAATTATATAAATCTATGGGGGATGCTTGGAAAAGTATTTTAAGAGTTGCTTGTCCTGGAATAATTCAAAGTTTTGATGAAGCAACTCAAACATGTGTTATTCAACCAGCAATAAAAGAAAAGATTACAAATAATGATTATTCAACTAAGTGGATTGATTTACCTTTACTTTTAGATATTCCTATAGTTATTCCACGTGCTGGTAACTTTTGTCTGACTATACCCCCAAAAAAAGGTGATGAATGTTTAGTAATTTTTGCTGATATGTGTATCGATGCATGGTGGAGCTTAGGAGGATCACAAAATCAAATTGAGAAAAGAAGACATGACTTAAGCGATGGTTTTGCAATTTTAGGAGTATGGTCACAACCTAATAAAATTTCTAACTATTCAACAGATTCATGTCAGCTTAGGAATCTTTCAGGATCTCAATATATCGAGATAAAAGATGACGGAATTAATATTAAAGGCAATGTAAATATAGTAGGTAATGTAAAAATCAACGGTACATCTTATTAAGGTTTTAATGAGATGTTTTTTTATTACTTGTTTAAGGAGATGAGCATTTGAAATATAGAATTTTAGATACAAATGGAGATTATAGTTTCGGAAAAGGACAACAAAATTTAACTTATGGTACTTTTGCAGTCAAACAAGCTATACAAACAAAATTAGGGTTGCTAAAAGGTGAATGGTGGGAAAACAAAGAATTAGGTCTTCCTTTATTCCAAAGTATTTTAGGACAAATAGGAGTAAAAGACAATATATCAATTGTTGATACATTGATAAAAAAACAGATAATAGGAACTATTGATGTGACTGGGATTGAAAGTTTTTCGAGCATTTACGATTCAGCGAATAGGTCATACTTATTTACATGTAAAGTTAACACAAAATATGGGAATATAACAGTAGAAGAAAGTTTATAGAAAGGAGAGCTGATATATGGCGTATTTTGCACCATACATTGATGATACCGGATTTCATATGCCAACATATTCAGATATAAAGGCGCAATTAATATCTGATGCAAAATCAATTTTTGGGTTTGATATTTATTTAGAAGCAGATTCTCAGGATTATCAATGGATTGCAACTGTTTCAGAAAAGATATATGATGCTTTTCAAATTGCACAAAAAGTATATAACAATAGAAGCCCTGCTACAGCAGTAGGAAGTGCGTTAGATTCAATTGTCAAAATAAACGGGATTAAAAGGCAATCAGCAACATATAGCACCTGTACAGTAACGATTTCTGGAGTGGCAGGAACAGTTATAAAAAATGGCATTGTCTTGGATAAAGGAAGTATCAAGTGGGATTTACCAAGCGTTGTAACGATATCCGATACTGGAACTATAGATGTAATTGCTACTTGTGAAATAGCTGGTCCAATAGTAGCTAATGCTGGAGATTTAATAAATATATATAATCCTGTTTATGGATGGAACGGCGTATATAATTCTAACAGTGCAACGTTAGGATCAGATGTAGAAACTAATAGTGCATTGAGAAAAAGGCAGTCACAAAGTACAGCACAACCAAGTCGAACATTGTTAGAGGGTACAGCCGGAGCAATTGCACAACTTAATGGTGTGACAAGATCAAAAGTATACGAAAATGATACAGGACAAGTAGATGCAAGAGGACTTCCAGCACATTCTATTACATGTGTAGTCGAAGGTGGAAATGATGAAGATATAGCGAATGCTATTTTCCTTCATAAAGGACCAGGATGTTATACAAATGGCAATGTAACTATAGATGTAACGGATATAAAAGGACAAGTACATCACATAAGATTTTTTAGGCCAACATATGTTGATATAACTTCAGTTATTAATATAAAGGCTTTAAGTAGTTATACAACTGTAACTACTAGTACTATAGAAAGTAATATTCAGGCTTATTTAAATTCAATGGACATAGGAAGTAATTTAGCTATATCCTCTCTTTGGGGCGTAGCTTTACAAGCTATGCCTAATTTAGCAGATCCTATGTTTTCTGTTACAGCTATTACAGCTAGTAGGTTGGGCGGAACTCAAGGAACACAGGATATAACAATAGCATTCAACGAAGTTTGCAGAGGCAATATTAATTATATTACTGCAAATGTATCATAAGGGGTGGTTTTGTGGCTATAAATAATTACTTAGATAACATAACTTCCCAACATAGGGATAAACCCAAATTTATATCTTGGCTAAGTAAAAATCTAACCATTCTTGATAATGTATATAACACAATAAAATCGATGGATGATAATTTTGATTTAGATAATGCCATAGGTGCTCAGTTAGATACACTGGGAATCATTATTGGAAGAAATAGAGAACTTACTTTTCAGCCGCTTAATGGTTTTAGCCCAGTCATGGATGATGATACTTATAGATTAGCACTGAAATCAAAAGTCGCAATGAATAACTGGAATGGGACAATCCCCCAAATGTATGAAATCTGGGATAATATTTTTGGAGAAGATGCTGATATAGGTTTGCAAATTCAAGATAATCAAGATATGAGTTTTACTGCATTTGTTACAGGGTATGTAGATCAAATTCAGCAAGATTTAATTCAGCATGGATATATAGTTCCAAAATCAGAAGGAGTGCAGGTCAATTATATATCAAAAAGTCCTGTAATATTTAGCCCGTATTCAGGAATGCTTGTATCAAACTGTAAAAAGGAAACTATTAATATGAGTTTTAATCCTATTGAAACCATTACGTTTGCAACTAATTCTTCAATAATAACAGGTGGAATAACAACATCTAGTATAACTTTAAAATAAAAGAAGGTGAATATATAAAATGGCTATTTTTAATAATATGTATATAACAAATGCTGGTCAAGCTTTATATACAAAGGCTCAAGCTGGTCAACAAATACAATTTACTAAAATGCAAGTTGGATCTGGGCAAATAGGAACTCAAAATCCAGCTACATTAAATGCGTTAGTTAATCCTCAATTTAATGTGGCGATCCAATCCATAACAGCTAATAGTGACTTAAAAACTGCAACAATTAGTGGAAGCATAAATAACAATAATATAACACAGGCAGTATATATTTGCGAGATAGGGTTGTTTGCAAATGACCCAAATGCAGGTGAAATATTATACGGTTATGCAAGTGCAGGAACTTATGGTGATTATTATGCACCATCAACAGCAGGACCATACACATGGAATTATGAAGTTAATGCTGCTATTGGCAATGCTGCTAACGTAACTGCACAATTAAGTGGGTTAACTTATGATTATGGTGTAATTAATACTAATACTACTTTCAATAAGATTTCTGGTGGGAATCAAAAAGAAATTAATAAATCAATAGATACATTTCTGGCTGATTTAACATACCAAACAGCTGGAGGAACAGCAACAGCAATAACATTATCAACGCAAACCTTAGTAAATGGCTATTTTAAAACATTTATAGCTAGTGCAAATAATAATAGTGCGGCAACTACTATAAACGGAAAATCATTATACAAGCCAGGAACCACTACAGCTCCAAATTTAATAGCAGGGAAAGCTTATACAGTTTGGTATAATTCTACAGGTGATTGTTTTTTTATAAAAGCTAGTGCGGAAGGCGATGCAGATTTGACTAATGTACTAGCTGGTAAAAAGTTTAGCAATGATAATGATACAGGGATAGTTGGAACAATGCCTAATAACGGAGCTTTGGGAGGAAGTTTAGACATTAATGGAACTTATACAATTCCTGCAGGTTATACAACAGGTGGAACTGTAACACAAAGTATAACAACAAAAGCTACAGCAACATATAATCCTAGTACAACGACTCAAACAATAGCTGCAGGACAATATTTAAGTGGAGCGCAAACAATTAATCCAGTAACAGGGACAGCAGGAGCAGGAGACGTATTAAGCGGCAAGACATTCGCATCAGCTAATGGTATTGGATTAACTGGAACAATACCAAGCAAAGCTGGAGCGACAATAAATCCAAGTACATCACAACAAACAATAGCTGCTGGTCAATATTTAAGCGGAGATCAAGTAATAGCGCCTATAACAGGAACTGCGACTGATGCAGATGTTGTGTCAGGAAAGACTTATAATTCTGCGGCAGGAATAGCAAGAACAGGAACTGCAACCGTGCAAAGCTTAGGTGGCCAATTATATACAACAGGTTCAATTGCACATACTAATGGTACAGCTAATACAATTACACTACCATTTACACCTAGAGTAGTAATGCTTACAACGTCAGGTGGTACTCTAATATGGTGCGTGGGCGCCTATTATAACTATGGTTACCCTATTAGTTCAGCAAACGCAACACCAAATAATACCATTGTTTTTTCAGGAAACACCATAACAATTATTTCAAGTGTATTAACAACCACGTATACTTATTACGCATGGTCATAGAAAGGAGATTAATTTATGAAAACATTAGTACTTTATGATGAGACAGGTTATATTTATCTAACACAGACAGGATCTTACAGAATACCTCAAGGAGGAATTGATTACCTAGAAGTTGAAATTCCAGATGGAAAAATTGCAAAAAGTGTAGATGTGTCTGTAACTCCACATACACCGATCTATGGCGATATGCCTAAATCGGATGTAGAAATACTTAAAGAAAAACAGGAATTAATGCAAAAAGCATTAGATGATGTATTATTATCAGGGGGTGCTTTATAATGGCAGATTACTTAGCACAAAGAATAATTGATGGTGCTTTTGATAATTCAAAAGAGGGAATGACAGGGTATCAATATGTAATAAGTAAAAGACCTGATCTAAAAAATGGTATAGATACTTATTTAACAGAACAGGGTAAAGCAGATTTAATTACTGCATTATAGGAATGTAGGGCGCATGAATTAAATAAGAAATATAAGCATGACTGAGGACTTTTAAGAAGTCTTTTTTTGTTGTTTAAAAAAAGGATATTAGAAATTTATATTGAAATAAAGGTAATGAGGTGGTAAAAAGATGGACAACTTAATTGCTTTTATTTCAAAATTTGAAGGGATAATTGGTGCATTGATGGGAGTTGTGGCAACGCTTATAACTACGCAACTAATAAAGAATTTAGGAAAATTATATTTCTATTTTTATGATTATGATATTAAATATTATGGTCAAAATGAGTATCATATTCATAGTGAAATGGATGATTTAAGTAAATCAAATTCCTGTCATTATAGAGTTAGAATGCAACTATATAATAGTTCGGAAACTATAAAAGTGCTAAAGGACATGAAAATAGAGTTTGTTTTAGGAGAAAAATCTATTATTAATAAACCAAACAATGAGGAAAATGTAGTGAAACGTGCAGGGTTTAATGATTATAAAGATTTCAATTTTATAAACATTCCGCCTAAAGAATTGATTGAGATAAAAATCAATGGAAATATTCATGATAATAATATGATTAAAATGGGTAACATTAAGAAAATATATTTTATAGCTAAAAATCATAAAAATAGAACAATAAAAAAATTAATAAAAAAATTCTGAAAGCATTCTTCATGAGTGCTTTTTATTATGGAGGTAATTAAATGTTAGGTATATTCATTACAATCATCTTAACAATTGCAATATCCCAACTGTTAATAGTTGTATGGAATGATATTTCAGGAAAATTGTATTTTAAAAGGCAAATTGAAAATAAGCTTGGTAGAAAAATTAAATTTAAAGATATAAAATAATGCAATAGATCAGCACCAATAAGGTGTTTTTTTATTGCTTATTTTTATAAATCTGAATAAAAGGAAGGTGTTACATGGATGCAACAACAATTGGAATTATATGCACTGTTTTGGGGTGTATAATTGGGATCTTAGGATATAACAGAGTTATGAATAAAGATGCGGAAGCGGATGGATTTACGAAGGCAAAATTAGAATCTATAGCTAATGGGGTAGACAGCATAAGAGTAGATATTAAAACACAAGGAGAAAAAATAACTAGTGTTAATGAACGATTAATAAGAGTTGAGGAAAGCACAAAATCGGCCCATAAGAGACTTGATGAATTCGAATTTTATAAAAATGACAAAGAAATAAATAGAAAAGGTGGTATGTAAAATGATAAAAGCATTGGTAACAATTTTAGTAAAATTAGCAGAGGCAAAATTAGAAAAGGCAGGGATTGAAGCTATACTTTTAAAGAATCAAAATTACTTCACAGAAGCAAAAAAAATATGGGATGCAGGCGAGGAAAATAAGAGAATTGCTAAAACAGTAGAGGAAAAAATAATTTCCAAGATAGATCAATTTAATGCAGCTGTATTAAAAAAGTTCCCTGAACTATCTCAAAAAGATATCGATGATCTGCGCCAAGCAATTGGTGGAGCTGTAAACGCTGGTAAAGAAGCAGTATTAGATAATTCAGATTTATTAAAGCAACTTCAAGATGTTAATACTCAACTACAAGCCGAAAATGTAAGTCTTAAAAATCAGCTAAGTCAAGTTCAATTACTTATTGGAAATAATTCAATAACTCAAACAATAGATTCTAATCAAGTATCAGTATCACCAACTGCAACAGATCCAGTAATTCCAGTTCAAACTGCAGCACAAGCTTAATTCTTGGAGTAGCCTTTTAGGGTTACTCTTATTTTTTTTATTTGAAAGGAATGATATTATGAATATTATAGACAAAGGTTTAAGTTTTGGGCCAATGAATATGAATAACCATCCAGCCATGTTAATTGTACATCATTTAGAGGCAGAAGGGCCACAATGGACAGTTGAGGCTATACATCATATGCACCAAACAGAACCTCAATTTATGTTTGCAGGCATAGGATATCATTACTATATTCGTTTAGATGGTTCGGTGTATAAGGGTAGACCAGATAACGCTATAGGTGCTCATTGTCAAGGCTGTAATACAAACACTTTAGGAATTGCCTTTGAAGGTAACTATGACAATAGAACTGAAATGCCAGATGCTCAATTTAATGCCTGGTGTGAATTAAAATCATACCTATATAATAAGTATGGGAATATGCCAGTATACGGACATAGAGAAAAAGGAAGTTCAGAATGTCCAGGAGCTAATTTTCCATTAGAGAAAGTAAGAAATGCAAATGTATCACCTAGCAGAGTTATAGGATGGAATAAGGATAATACAGGTTGGTGGTATTGCACAGATGTAGTAAATAATTATTTTTATAAAGATAGTTGGGAGCTAATTGATGGTGTATGGTACAGCTTCGATAAGGATGGCTACGCTAGA